GGGCGCAAGCGGCGGGGGGAGCGCATTTGTTACAAGCGGTCCCATGACGATGAAGATAGGCGACAATCCTGGCGGCGTTGAGGCGGTTACGGTGACACCACTGTCAGGTATGGGCCATACCGTCCTGGGTTCAAATGTCGCTTCGTTCGCTGGAGGCACAGAAGGGGGTACAGGAGGCGGGGGAGGGGGAGGTGGTCTCGGAAGCTTCACAAGCTGGGCCAGTGGCGTTGAGCAAGCATCAGATCGGGTTGTCGATGCAGCACAGGCCGCTACTAATGCAATCAACGCTATCCCTGGCGAGCCATCCGGGCGCGCTGAGAAGCGGATCAATGCAGCCGGGAGCGCGGCGGAGAAATTAGCCGGTATTGCAAGAGACGCCGGCCAAAAGCTTGTTGAGATTGACGAGGACACGCAAGAGAAGCTGATTGCAATTGACGAGAAAGCGGCAAAGAAACGCGCCGAGATTGCAAAGAAACTCGCCGAAGACATTATGACCACCATGGCTGATATGGTGGCGGAGCAAGAGAGCAACGATCTTGAGCTTGTCGGCGCTGATGAAAAGAAGATGGCCTCCCTCCAGGCACGCGAAGAGGCAGAACGCACCGCGCTTGCATCACTGGCCGATGCGCAAGCCGAAGCTCAGGCGACGGCAGCAGCGGGGGAAGCCGAACTTGCACAAGATGTACTCGACATCCGTGAGAAAGCGATAGCGCAACAGCAAGCACTTGATGAAGAGTACGCACGGCGACGCGCTGAACTAGCCGGCGATCCGGCAGCACAAGCCGAGTTGCAACGGCAGTATCAGGAGGCAAGCGACGCGATTGCTGCTGCCGAAGAGATACGTGTACAACTGGCAATTGCCGCCGCTGAAGAACGTAAGCAAGCAATCGAGAATGAAAAACTCGCCGTCATCGCCGCTGCTGAAGAACAGAAACAATCCGTCATTGCTAAGGCTATAGAGCAGGCAAACGGCGTCAAAGGCGCATCTGAAGCGCAAAAGGCTGCCGTCGTCGCCGCATTTGCTGCGCAAGCAGCAGCAGCAGCAAAATGGGCTGATGATACGGCAGTGGCTATGGGATTAGTTGAGGACGCGGCACAGGCCGCGGCTGATGCGATCAATGATATTCCCGCGCCGCCATCATCGGACAGTAGCGGCGGTGGTGATAGCGGCGGGCAGGGGGCAAGCGGCGGTGGGAGCGCGTTCGTCACGAGTGGCCCCATGACGATGAAAGTGGGTGACAATCCCGGCGGTATTGAGGCCGTCACTGTCACGCCGCTGAGTGGCATGGGTCACACCGTCTTGGGACCGAACGCAGCAAGCTTCGGCGGCGGTACCGATAGTCTCATCGCCGATAAGGACGCCAAGCCAGACACCCCCATGGTCACGCTTGCGCCAGCAGCGGCGGCGGAAGCGGCGACGATCGCAGGGATGACCGGCGCTGCGGATTTGTCGAGTGCGGAGGGGGTATTCACCGCGGCGAATAACCTGATCAAGCTGGCGATTGCCTACGCGGTGCAGGTGCAGTTTGCAGGTTCTATGCTCGAAAACTACGGCAAAGCCATATCCGGCACGATGGCCGTATTCGACACGCTGCGCACGTTTGCCGAGAAGACACAGCAGGAGGTGCCGCCGCCGCTCGATATGGCGGTGGTCAACAAACTGGCGCTTGAGGCCAAGAACTTCGTCCAGACCGTCTATGACAACCTCATCCCACTAACGGAAGAGCAAAACGACGCGCTCAAAACCTATATCGGCGCTGCGAAGAGTGCCATGGATATGCTCGACGGCGTTGCGAGCCTGGCGGCAACGCTTGTTGAGCCGCCGCCGCCGATACCCCCTGAACTTATTCAGCGGCTTGCACGAGGTGCGACTGAGGCGCTGACCCTCACGATAGAAGCGCTTGTACCTGTTGCCGATGATCAACTTGTCAATCTCAAGTTTTATGCCGAAGCGACCAAACAGGCGGTGGGTGTGCTTACCGCAGTGAGCGCGTTGGGTAAGGCGGTAGCAGAGTTTGACAGTCCTCTCGGTGAAGAGGACTTGATGCCGCTGGCGACGGCGAGCAAGCGTGCGTTGTGGGTTGTCTCACAAATCCTGGTACCGTCTACCACAGAGGCAGTTGACGAGTTGACCCGTTACCAGTCGGCAGTAGGGGCGGCAGTTGCAACCCTCACCAGCGTTGCGGGCTTGCACGCTGCAAAAGAGGCATACCTCTATCCGTTAGGTGAAGAGGACTTGATACCACTTGCCAATGCAGCAAAGCGGGCGCTGTGGGTCGTGTCACAAGTCCTGGTACCAATCACCGAAGAGCAAGCGAGTGAAATGCAACGCTTTGGCGGCGCAGTGCAATCAGCCGTGAGCACACTCACGAGCATTGCTCAATTGCATGCCGCCGTTGCCGATCTTGGACCAGTCATCGATCTTGCGTTGATGCAAGCGCTTGCAAGCGAGGCAGCGCGTGTCACCCAGATCGTGCAAGGTACACTCATACCCGTCACTGAGGAGCAAGCCAGCGGTTTGCAACGGTATGCCGGCGCTGCACAGAGTGGTGTGTCTATCCTTTCGGCTATTGCGCAGTTGCGCGCTGCGGTGACAGAGCCAAGTCCGCCGATTGACGAGGCGCTGATCCGTAGTCTTGCCGCTGATGCGCAGCGGGTGGAGCGCATTGTTAGTGCCAGCCTGGTGCCAGTGACCGAGGAGGAAGGGAAGGCGCTACAAGCCTATGCCGCTGCGACGCAAAGCGCGGTGGGAGTAATCCAAAGTGCCATAGGTCTATCTGGTGCGCTATTTGCCGACTATGTTTCGCCGTCCGATGCGCAACTGGATATGATCGCCAATGATGCCAGGCGGATAGCAGATCGGATAATGGCAGCGGCAAAGACGTATGACACTGACGGCCTTGCGGCGGGAAAGGCTTTTGCTGATGCTGTCGGTGGCACGTTTGCCGCATTCAAAGATGGCTTGCTGTTCTTTGATGCGCTCAAGTCGGGCGACTTTGAACTTGACCCGGCCAATCTGGCAAAATTCGAGGCCGCGACCCTTTCGACACTGGACACGGCAAAGCGGCTGGGCGCAGTAGCGGCAACGATACCCGCAGGTGACATTGCCGCGCTCCAATCCACCACGGCAGCACTCTCAGCACAAGCTGAAGCGTTGATACGGCTGAGTGCGGTGCCCTTTGGCGACATTGGGGCGGCAAGCGCTGGCCTGGCGGCACATGGGGGAGCACTGGCCGGCGGCGGGGGTGTCACCTTTGGGCCGGGCAGCATTGTGATCAACGCTGCGGCGGGGGTAAACACAGAGCAGATCGCGCAACAGGTCATTCAGCGCGCCAATCAACTCATTCAATCGCGGCGTTGAGGGGTAGAAAGGTACAGCCTACCTCGCTATCGTCGCTTAGGAGCCGTCCTGTGACGTTGCTTTTTTGGCGTTACAACGGCATAAAGCAAGAGCATGGCGAATAGCTACTATTTCATCGATCCAGGTGGCACAAACTACTATTTGAGTGGGACGACGAACGCGGCGTACACCGGATCGGGTACGCCCTGGACGGCGCAAACAACGACGCCATATAGCCTGGGGATGAACGAGGTAACGGGGCAGCGCTGGACACCGCAGGTGCAGCCGCTCGATGCTTACTATGGCACGCTTGCGTTGCCTCTCCAGATGCAAGGCAATAGTCACGACAATGCCGTTATTCTCAAGCAAACACTTGCGCGCTTGCTGAATACGGCAGACTTTACGCAGCCGCTTTCGTTCGCAGTGCAGCCGGACGGCAGCACGAACGTCGCCTACTATGCGGTATACGGCGGATTGATCCAGGAGACGCCCGGCTTTATCAATGATGAGCAAGGCAATAACCTGTTGCGTGCCATCGTAACGCTGAAGGTGTCAGCACGCAGCACGATCCGTGTCAATACGAACGGCGAGACGGTGATTAATGCAGTCAGCATGGGCAACAAAGGCACCGGCGCGCCAGATGATATGGAGGCATATAGCGCGGGTAGCGGTGATCTTCTCTCGACTAGAGAAGGGCAACCGCTGAATTTGTATGCGACCTTTAGCGCCAGTGCAGATAAAGTCTATCTTGCTACGGCCAAAGATCGCCAATACATGGAGCGCGCCGACTCGCTTGTCACCTCGTCAACAACTGGTGTATCTGTTGCACTGACCACAGTTGATTGCAGTACGCTGATGACAAGCCAGGGGGTGAATGCACGCATTTTGGGCCGCATTACCTCGCCATCGAGCAACCTCGAAACGGCAATGGTAGTACAGACAGAGAGCGGATCGACTATCATCTACCAATCGCCCTGGATTAGTGTTGATCCTACCACGAGCACGCTTTTTGACTATGGCCGTATTCCGATTGGTATTTTTCGCCTCGCATATCGCACAAATCCCACGATCTATCTCTCACTCTCTATCCGATCAACCAATGGCAGTGCTACCAGTGGCACACTCGATTACGTTGAGACATTGTTCTATTACGAATTTTGCCGATTGGATGGCTCTATTTTCAACAGTACCGTTGAGGCATTACAAATACGCCAATTCTCCGATTCACTCAATGTTCCCGCCGTGCCATTTCGCACACCTCGCGCTTTTGCCACAACGAACACACTTGCGGGTACATTCCGTGAGATCCTTACTGTTCGCGGCATGCTTCCCAAAGTCCATACGGGCTGTTCGCTGTATCTCTCCTGGCATGATGAGACGACGTTGACCCATACCACGACACGCACGGCAACAGTGACGGCGTACAACTCCCCTCAGTGGCACACGTTTAGAGGCTCGGACTAGCCCATGCTCGCTATTCCTCTCAATATCCCTGTTTTCGAGCGCGGTGCATCGGGCATACCCACGACGACGCTTGCCGATGATCTCACAGGTCGCATCGAGAGTTATGAGCACACGATAGCGGCCACTATCGGCTTTGAGAGTATGCGCTGCAATCTGACAACAGAAGAGTTTGCCAAGGTAGATGTTGACGAGGCAGTGGACATGCTCTCTCGCTGGCTGGGGCGTTCCACTGTCGTCACCGGCCCTGATGCCGAGACAGTGTGGGAAGGCTTTCTCACACAGATTGACGCCGATTTTGGGCAAGGGGAGACACGCAGCATTGGCCTTGACGCTATGGCAAATAGGATCAATGTGCGCTATACGACTGTGCTCGGTACTCCCGGTAGTACTGGCACAGCAAGCGATACCGCAAGTCAGGCGCTCTACGGTGTCAAAGATGCGGTACTGAGCCTACCAGGCACATCAACTGCAACAGCGGCGTTGAACTTTCGAGCGAAAGAATTAGCACGGCGCAAGAACCCGCGTATGATCCCCTCGACGCAGATACAACGCAGCAAAGAGGATAATGCGCCTGTTGCGCCAGGGACGGCGCGTATATCACTCACCTGGGCCGGGTGGTACACCACGCTTGGGTGGGTGCTGACAAGTCGCACGGATACGAGTACCGAGGCGACGACGACGCAGGTGGGGGCGCTCATAGGCACATCCGCGCCGGGTATTGGAGCAACGAACGCCTTTCTGAGCACCAGCACCACGCTGATCGTTGCCAGTGGGATTAGCGACACGCGCAAAATCGAGGCGGATACCACCTATCGGCAAAAGATAGAGGCACTATTGGGGCAGGGCAACTCGGCAGGGGAGCGGCTAGCCTACATGGTACTTGAGGATCGCAAGCTGACAGTCAGGCAGTGGGCGGGCGCTACGCCGAACACTGTCACCTATCGTCGGGACTTAGGCGATCCGAACGTGTACGATGCGACTTATGGACTGGTGGAGCCGTGGAATGTACGCCCTGATGCGATATATGAGGTGCGCGACTTACTTGATATAGGGCCAGTGACGACAGCAGCAGATGCCGCAGCGCGCCTCTATGTGGAACGAGTTGTATGCAGCATTACGCCGGAAGGCACGAACGTGGCCTTAGAACCGCAAGCGAGTGACAGCTTCGATGCGATGCTTGCAAGGCTCGGCTAATGAACGAACAGTTACAAAAGCTTGCCGCTGACTTAGCGCCATACCTGATGCCGTACCTATTGCGCTCTTTTTATGAGACAGGCACATGGACGCCTGCCTTTAGTGGCACTGGCACGGCTGGCACATTCACCTACACAGGCGCAAGATCGGGTGGTTATGTACGCACTGGAGAGATTGTTATCGCACATGGCCGTATTGCTATTAGCGCAATTAGTGTAGCGCCGACTGGTAATATGCGGATCACCGGACTGCCCGTTACATCGGCAGCGGCACAACTATGGAGCGTCGTCTTTAGCTATGTAAGTAATCTTGATTTTAGTGCCAATGCTATACAGCTTGCTGGATATGTCGCAAACAGCGGTACGACGATTGACATGCATGAGGTGTTTGATAACGCCGCCATCGGGGCTTATCCAGCGGCAATTTTCACGAATGCGAATACCGACTTGATCTTTACGGCGATCTACCAGGCGTGAGATGCCAAATCTTATTCCTCTTCGCTAAAGCCATACCGTTCCAGCCATGCCAGATCCTTCTTAATGTTACGCTCAGTAAGCATTGCACTTGCTCCTGATGCCTGCAACTCTGCCAGCGTTTTACGATTACGCTTTAGCATTTTGCGACGGCGCACGGCCTCATTGTAGCGATAGTCAGCGCGCAATCGTCGGCTATACTCTTCCCACAGCGCCTCTGCCTCATCAGCGCCGAATCGCTGATCAACTTCGGCCTTCAGCCATTGCCATGCGCTATGGCGATTTTCACTCATGGCCTCTCCCTCACAATGTTTAGATACGTATCGGTCACAAACCCCGCCAGCCCGTTAAGCAACGGCAAGTCGCTAGCGCGAATGACAATGCCCGCTGCATCACTAGCATATTGTGCTGCTGGCTTACTGTCGTCCCAAGTGATACCGTCAAGCTCAAACTCATCTGACACCCATAACCTGCCACGACCAGAACGCCCGTAGCGACTGACGTACTGCTTTTTGATGTAGCCAGGTAACAGCGACTGATCAAGTCGATAGAGACGCGAGCCTTGCCACCGAAAACTCGCTAGCACTTTCTCCCACTCGTCGGCCTTCCAGTCAGCGGGATCGTGCGGTTCGCCTATCGCCTCACAGTCAGCTTGTGTTGTCCACCAGATCAATAGTTCATTTGTCATTCAAACTTCGCTTTCAGCCTCTCGTATTCACGGCGCTCTTTTTCAAGTTGCGCTTGCCGTTCTTGTTTGTGTTGCGCTGCTTCATACTCTGCATACCATTCTTTAACAGGTAGTGCCTCCTCTGCTACTACCTCGCAAAGCATTGCAGATTTAAGCCGGAAGTCCTCAGCAAGATACCCCTCATCATCACTCAGGATACAGTTCTTGGCCTCTTGATGCACACCGTCAAACGTTGTAGCCTTTAGCTCTACTACCTTCGTGCCACACTCAATAGAGTAGTCGCAACCTTCCGCCTCCTGTTTCAAAACGAGTATGTACTTCATGGCCTCCTCCTCATCTCTGCTTGCAAAAGCACCTGGATGAGTAGCCGCCGACACGTTTCACACAATCGAAACGATTGACCAGCGATCTTAGTCCGCTGGAACGTGACAACATACACCTGATCGACCCGATCAGTGCAGGCGTTGCAGCCTCCTGCCTCAACCCTGTCTTGTATTGCAACCTCGATTGTGCTCATGGCCTCCTCCTCATCTCGGCTATCTCGCATACCTGATCCGGCCATCTCCACCGTTCACACGTCGCACAATATGCCTGTCGCTGGCCTTTCTTGTGGCGTCTGTCTGCATCGTAATGCCACTGCATATACTCTAGCATTGGCGTGCGACAGAAGAGTATTTGCAACTTGATCTTGTCGGCTTCAGTCAGCATTTGCCCAAGTCTAAATACCAATCGTCGGGTTTGAGTGCCACTCAAGCATTCTTACGCGTTGCTCAAGTTCAGTGATGCGTTGCTCAAGTTCTTCGATGTACATAATTAATGCCACTGAGCAATCGAGCTTATCAGCACACTCTGCCTGGCGTCGTATGTTTGCATCTATCCATGCCTGTTTGTGATTTCGGCAAACAAATGTGCCCTTAATGTACTCGCCTATATTCGAGCAAGCAGGATTGTTGTGATTACAAAGATCCATAATTCCCTCCCTGGTGTAATTCCAGGCACAACTTTGTCGGCTTCAGTCATTTGATTGTCGCAAGTCGTCTTTTGTAAGCGTAATGTTTAAGCTTGGTATTTCAACCGTTCCGCCTGCTTCTAACCTTTTCTTTATGATCATAGCAGCAATACTGCTAGACACAGAGCCTAAGCCAGCATCGCTCAATGTTGTTTCTACTTGCGCCACTTGCGAAAGTCCTCGAATGAGTAATCGTCGGCAATCGTCGCATAGGGTGATAGCCTGAGCAGCGTACTCAGTTCTTTGGAGCCTGACAACGTACACCTGATTGACCTCACGAGTGCAGGCATTACATCCGCCTGCATCGTTCGCATCTTGCAATTCCGACACTGTGATTGTATCCATGTCCCCTCTCCAATCGCTATGGCACTATAAAAGCAAGAGAAAACAGAAATGCCAAGAACCATATAGCACCGATCAAGGCAATGGCCTCCAATACATCTCTCAACACTTCTTGCCATTCACGCATATCCCCTCCCTGATGCAAGTCCAGATATGGCTTTGTCGGCTTCAGTCAACATTGAATTGCGGCTTCCATTCTCGCAAATGTTTTAGTTGTCTATGCGATTGCAGCCCCTCCCGAACACTGTCTAAGTCGTCGGGGTGAACGGCGATGTATTCAGGGTTCCACTTTGTTGCAGGGGCATAGAGGATAGTGTCGCGAGGCACACCCTCACTTGTGCCATACCACAGGACGGGGCAGACAGTATTGAGGAGTATATCAAATGTCCCCTTAAGTAGATCGAGTGTCAGTTCCATAATCCCCTCCCGGGTGCTACACCGTTCACAGCTAATCAGGCAAATTATTGATACGATCTATCAACTCTTGCTTGTACTGATAACTCGGCAACCAGGCATGCAGCCTGCCGTTTTGTATATCGAGCAAGATGATATACCCAGTGCCAGGATCGATCAGGCACATCTCTAACTCGCTTTCGCGTTCTTTGTCTGTCGCATAAGGACCGCGCAAGGTAATATGAGTATTAAGGTTCTGAATAAGGTAAAAGCTATCACTCATCGCCTTCGCTTCGCCCAATGCTTCCAGGATCGGATTTACCTGATCATGTGACAGATCGCCACTATCATAGAGACTAACAGCGAGCGCGTATACCTCTTGGTACTTATTCATTATGCCGCCCCTTCTGATTGCTCAATCTCTACCCCTAGCGCCTTGAGTGCAGCGAGGCAGATAGCGTGTGCAGGCGTTGAGGCGAATTGATAGTATGCTCCATCTGCACTCTCCTGATCCCATTTGACAGTGCTCGCAACTGTAAAAAATCGTGCTCGATAGGCAGATAGTGTGTCATTCATTTGCAGATGCAATCCTTCAGTGCGCAATTTTTCTACCACTAGCCATGCCGCCGCAATATCGGTGCTGTAGGAGGGGATGAGAAGACACCGATCACCATACTGCGACCAATAAGGCGGACAGCCGCCCCACTGCCCTCCCCATTCATTTCCTAGTTGACCGCAATTAATCCACCCCATGACCCTCTCAGCCACAATCGTGTCTAGTTCTCTGCCTGCTTCCATTATGCCGCCCTCCTCATTATTCCTATCTCCACACAGACACTTCAGATGCAGGATAAGCCTCACAAGCTGCAAGATAGTCTGCGACAAAACGAACAAGCCCTTCATAGGTGCCCCATCCGTTCTCAGGATTGAGCCGCGTAAAGCGCTCAGGATTACTCTTGAGGAGCGCTAGTCCTTCGTTCAGAGGGGCAATCAACTGCGCTGTGTGCGTGATACCGATCTCCTCTGGTCTCCATAGCGCCTCATAGATACCTGCCTCTCTTGCCATTTTGCCCAGATTGTGGGTGATGTTTGCCGAGTACACCTCGCCACTGTCGCTATCGTCATCGAACGATACAATGACCGGCTCCCGGCCAGGAAAACGCGCATCCCATTCTGCGCGGGTGATCTCTTTGTTCTGCCCATCTTCACGAATAAAGATGGCACTGCCAGTACGCGACTGCACGCCCGGCAATGTAAGATAAACATCCAATGACATGCCGCCCTCCTCATCAATACTTGCTACCTTATCTGTGACCTTATCTCGCGTTACAGTGTGTCGTGGCGCAACGCAATCTCTGCTATCATATCGCGTCCTGATGCCATATGATACAACGGTGTACACCCAGAAAAAGCCATTATCGGGTTACACAGACCTGATAACATACTCCCTTTTCTATCTTCTCTATGGCTCTCTGATGCGGTGTATTTTCAATGAGCATCGTTGTAAATCTGGAAAACTACCTTATCTGTTGCCTTATCTCTTGCGGAGTCTAATACGGAAGTGCCAATTGTTTTTATATGGACTACTAGGCTGATACCCTGCTGCAAGCATTGCGCCTTTGAATTGCCCATTTGTGATGTAAAACCCTTCTGAAGAGACTTCAAACTGATGCTTTAATCCGTAGCTAGTCGCCCATTTGTAAACTGACTTGGCAGGAGTAATTTTCTGATCTATCCAATCAAGCAAAATGCCGCGTTCTTCACTCGTTAATCTTTCATACTCTTCCGGCATATCAAACTTGCTGGGTTGATTAGCGCTCATTATCCTGTTCTCCTCTTCTCTTCCATTTGCTCCACCGCTTTACGCATTGCGTCAATGCGCCTACCGGCATAGAGGTTCATCGTCGTTTGAATATCTGAATGGCCTGCGATGCTCTGCACTGCTTTCGCCTCTGCGACCGCTGCCAGATCAGTCAGCGCCGTGTGTCGCAAGTCGTGAAAGCATATTTCGTCTGACAGTCCGGCTTTGCGCAGCATGCGTTTGAAATGCGTGCTGCTGAAGGCACAGGGGTAGAGTGGTGTGCCACGCTCCGAGGGGAAGATCAGACCATATTCTTGCCAGTGGATAGGGCGCTGGCCGGTAGTTTTCTCCTCGTTATCCTCCCTGCGCCGTGCTGTCATGCGCTCCTCTTGCTGATTGCTCCAATGCGCCTGTAATCGAGCAACCAGATCGTCAGTCAATGGCAGCGTGCGGCGGCTGCTGTCGTTTTTGAGATACGGTACAATCTCTGCCCGGCCATGCTCGCCAGGCGATACCTGTTGTGCTATTTCGAGTGTGCCGGCCTCCCAATCTACATCTATCCAGCGTAGGCCCAAGATCTCGCCCCGGCGTAGTCCGAGTGCAAGTGTCAGATGATACAGCGCGTCAAGCCTATGGCCCGCCGTGGCGTTTAACAACGCTACGATCTCGACAGGATCAAGCGCCTTGTCTTTTTGGCGCTCTACCTTTTGCACTTCGACATCCATAGCTGGATTGTCGCGTAGCAACTTCCATTTGCGCGCCGTGTTCAGCGCGTTGCGAAGGACAGAGCGAACGTGATGCACGCTGCGAGGTGCCAGTTCACTCTGGAGCGCATCGAGCATCTGCTGAATGTGCAAAGCGTTCAGGTCGCAAATGGCAATCTTGCCGATATATGGGATCATATAGTTGCAAGAGCGGGTATACGAGGTGAGGGTTGACGACTTAACTTTCTTTCCCACTCGCTTATGTTCCAGCCAGCGGGTAAGAAAGACCTGTACCGATTGGCGCATATCAGTCAGGTTAAAGCCGTCTGCTGCTAATTGGTTCCACTCTAGGAGTGCTTTTTCGGCCTCTTGCCGGGTAGCAAAACGAGCTGACCGGGTTCTGTCTGCCGTCCGTGCAATGTACTGGCCGGTTTGACGATCTTTGAGGACCGAGCCTGATCCGCGCTTTCGCCGCTGCCGCCCCATGTCCGTTCTCCCCTCTCGTATGCCCGGATCGACGCCATTGTTACCCGCTTCAGCACTCCTGTACCGCGCGTCTCAAGAACACCAGCATTGATCATGCGGTAGATCGTCGTTTTACTAAATGGCCTGTCGCCTCCCAATACCCTGCATGCTTCAGAGACAGTGATGAAGAGGGGATCATCAGTCATTATACATCCCTTTCAAAGACGCCGTGCTGTTCCAGACAAGCAACGGCAACAGAGGCAATTTGCAAAATCTCTTTTAGCGACTCTTTATCACCGCGATTATTACACCATGCATTTTCAGCCTCTCGTAACTCTTTGCGAAGTATTGTCAGCCATGCACCGACTTCATGCGGATGCTCTTCCAAGTTCCCCCATTTGGCCTCTTGGTATCTACGCTCACGAACGATGGCGTCAAAGGCAGCTTGTCGTCGTCTATCCATTGTCTTTTCCTTTCCCGTCGAGCACCACGCCTGCAATGAGCGTAGCAGCGTATGCCTGGAGGTGTGTCGCTATGGCTTGTTCTTGCTCTGGTGTCATGTCGCACGCTATCCTGATCGTGATCGTCGTCATCTCGTCAATGCGCTTGAGTTCGCCTTGGCATCTAGGACAGCGTTTGATCGCACGGTAACGCGGCTCTTCGTAGGCACAACTGGTACAGCGCATATGGAATGGTCCTGTCATGTCCAGTAGCCGAGTGAGAAGATCCGACGAAGAAGGCGTATCACTCTGCCACGCTGATAGCGTTTACGGCGTTTGTCGTCAATCGCCACGGCATCAGCAAGGCGATCTGCCATTGCCCCGAGCCGGGCGGCTATCGCACTCTGTTGCGCTGCCGTCAAGTCACGCTTAACGTGGATTATGATCGTTGTCATTGTTCGATTGCTCCTATCAGCTTCAGCGCCTCATCAGGACTGCGCACAATGGCGACTTGACCGCGCCAGATGTTATGCCACTCCTGCTCCTCACTCGTCAACTTGCCCTTGCCGTGCTTGACTTCAACGAAATAGTTGCGGCCCTGGAACCCCACCGCTAAATCCGGCATGCCATGGCCCATAGTGGCAAGGCTCTGCACCGTAGCACCGACAGAACGCAGTGTGTCAACGATCTGGCGCTGATTGGCATCAACTTTGGCAGCGTAGCGCGGCATTCATCTTCTCCTGATAGCGATTGATGTGCTCCCACACGGTGGATTGTGAGTGTCAGCATCGCTGTCTTTTCTTGCTTCAACGATCCACCTGTGCCCACAGCCGAGGCATGTGCAACGATACGCATCCAGCCAAACGTCCACGCTGATGAAGTACACAGACTTGCAACGCGGGCACTCGGTAGGCTCAGGTGATTGCATTACGATCACTCCTGTCCGGCAAGCCACAGCAGCATGTCGCGGGTATGGGTGCGGGCAAAGATGTTATAGCCTAAAACCCCCTCTACACGCTTGCGACAATGGCCGCACAACTCCACCGTTTCGCCGTCGCTCGTCTTGATCGGATAGATAGCGCGGCGGGTACAGGCTATGCATTGTGGATAGTCAGGTGTCTTTTTGCCGCCCTTCGGCTTTTTTGCCGTGTGCCATGGAAAACGGGATGTTCCCATTTCTTGCCTCTTTTTGTAGTGTAGTATTCGATCTCGAATACTATTCGGCGAACGCTTGAACGCCCGTCCTATTCTCTTAAAAGAAAATCCCTTCTTGCGGAGTTTGATCATAAGCACTGTTGCTTCATCAAGCGTGTCGCGGTCAGTGTTGCGCGGGCGTCCTGGCTTCATCACTCCCCCTTCAGCCTGCACTGATTACACGTTCCCTGGTACGCACTGCCCGCCCGCTTCCTGAACGCCTCAAATGGCAATACACGGTTGCAGCCAGGACAAAAGCGATGATCGGGATAGCACTCTTCGCACATTACACGCCCTGGTGCATGTGGTGCTCCACAGCGCGGGCAGCGGGATTGCTGATAGCGCTGCAACGTCACAGGCGGATCAGTGGCGATGATGCGGATCGTGTGAACAGTGCTCATCTGTTCTTGAGCCTGTCCAGTCTAATCGCACGCCGCACCGTCTCGACTGAGCAACCAAGGTGATCAACTATCTCTTGATTTGTCATACCACTTTTGTGCATTTGCACAATCTCCGCCTCGTCAAACTTCTTTAGCGGCTCGTTGCGTCGTCCCATCGCCTGTCGCTTTGCCTTGACGCCATAGAACAACTTCCAGCGCACGGACCAGTGATCAGTCGGTTGCACGTCGGATAGGTAGACAGATAGCGGAATGTTAAACTTGCTCATGTAGTTTCTCCAAGATTAACAATCTGTTCACCTTTGTTACGCCGCATATACGCCAGCCAGCCATTTTGAAACAATAGCCAGGATTGGCGCTTTTGATAACTCGTGGATTGACGTAGGTATACAGTCGTTCATGAGGCCATCGGTTCCATGCGATTTGTTCAGCTTCTAGAATAAGCACGCTTGATCGTATTGCGCCTTCATTCCTGAACACTGCGCAGTTGACGCCTTGCTGATCGTCGCCACTGACAAATTTGCGCCATACAAATAGAGCATCACAGAGTGATGTTATCAGCACAAGTTTTTCGCCTGGTCCTACAAAAAGCTTTGGCTTGCGACCGTCCTTGTACTCATAATGCGAATAGTGCCGATTAAAAAGCCACTTACCACGCGGATCGCCATCCTTGATCGGCAGCCAGTATCCGCCAATCTCCTCAGTGGTAAAGAGTGTTTGTGGCGTTAGTGCTATCATAATCGTATCAGTGCAATCAATCGAACAGTGGCGCAAAAATTATGCAGCTTCTTCGATCAAATCAAAGAAGGATGACCGGTGTGCCATTTTTTCGGCAGCAGCTAAGTTGCGACACATCTGCTCAAAATAGGAGCGCTTCAGTTCGATGCCTACGCCGCGCCGGCCTAGTTCAATCGCGCAGTATGGCGTACTTCCAATCCCCCCAAAAGGATCAAGGACAGTATCACCTGGGTTAGTCCAGAGCCGGATAGCACGCCGTATTACCTCCAGTTGCAGTGGGCAGATGTGGCGCTCATCCTGATGCTCTCTGGCGCTGCGATACTGAAGTGTGTCAGAGGGGTTAATATCCATCCATACTGCATCTGTGTAGCGCTGCCATACGGGCAGAGTATCAGAACGCCCGAAGAACTGCATCAGCCAATCAACAAGCTGGCGAAATGGCGGATCGTTTTCGCCATAGTTCCAGATAGGACTAGCTACCTCTTGCCACAAATCGACGGGATAATCAAGCGGCTCTTTCGTGATCGGCTCTTCATTGATGCCTGGCTTTCGCATCGTAACAAGATAATCCGGTACACCCTGGCGGCTCATGGCGCTGTCTTTTTTCAGTTGCTTATAGAGCAAGCCGAGCGCTTTGGTACGCTGCATCGCTGTTACGGGGTCCTTCCAGATTACCACTTCAGAGTGATAGATAAATCCGGCGTCCTGGTACATACGGATCAACTCGCCGCGAAAGTCAATCAGGCCGATGTAGCCGTGGTACTGCTTTGTGGCTGGTAGCTGCATGCAGTGGAATGAGAGCAAGCGTCCAGGCTTCAGTGTGCGATATTGCTCTGTGACCAGATAGCGGTAATGCACTGCGAAGTCATTGTGATCACGGCAATTGCCCATATCCCGCTCTGATGCGGAATACGTATATAACGATGCAAATGGAGGACTGAACACAGAATAATCAATACTGTTATCCGGTATGCCTTTCATCGTCTCGACGCAATCGCCGTGATATGTAATCCAATTCTCACCTTGCGCCTGATTGATAACGTTTGTCATATGCTCCCCTCCTGGCATGATAAAAATTGATCGATCCGGCTTGTCACTCGTGAGCTTGTGCCATTCTCGCATAATGGACTGGCAGGAAACCTCGAATATCATATAGCGCTTGTCGTATTGCTCATCAGCAAACGCCCTGGGATCTTGCCCGTCCATTGCATTCCACTGCCCGCTAGCCCAATAGTGACACTTCTTGATCGCCATTTTTGAGATGATATTCCCGTCAACGCTTACCACTTCGGCTTTAGCCGCTTGCATCTTGCGATAGGCGCGCTGTTGCGCTTTTGGCGAGCCGCCAAGCAGGTGAACCTGCCAGCCTGCAAAATCAGTCGGCGGGATTGCTGTACCGCCGTAGGTGGTAGGAACACTGTAGCCAAGAACGACAGATGTACCATTGATCGTGTGTGGTATCCGATCAATAACGCCTGGCGTTTTTGGGATAATGATGATATGCTGCGTGTAAGGCGCGATTGCTTCGGCCCACTGCATCACTTCTGTCTCTTGCCCCTTGCGCTCCCAATCTATGACTGTTGCGTAGTGCGGTTTGTATTGCTGGACGGCGGCAACGTACTGATCAAATTGCGGTTTTTTCCAGTTTTGATCGGTAAAGAACGGATCAAAGAATACCTGACTAGCCGGCAGTTGCGCGCCGTAAAGCAAGCCGGCCTTGACGGCGATCTCAGCACAGCGCTTGTTATTCGTATCGCAATAGATGACGCGCATAGGTGTTCCCGGCAATGAATGGCGCAATGAGTGAAGCCACAGCGAACTTCGCGAGAATGTCGCCATAGATAATAGCGATCAGGACAGACATAGGGAAAGCAGGCTCACCAGCAAAAGCCAGTAGTGTAAAGAGGATCGTATCGAGTGGAATGGATACTGCGTTGCTACCGAAGATGCGCACAAGCGGGTGGCGCTGTTTCAACGCCTCATAAATCTCGGTATCCGCTGCCTCGTTGATCAGGATCGCCGTAAAGCTGGCAGCGATAATGCGCCAGGGCACAGCGATGAAGAGTGATTGGATCACGCCGATAACGGCGGCGGCGGCGATCATCGTGTAGGTAGTACGCCGTCCATAGCGATGTACACGATCTCGTAAGGTGAACGTTGCGCCAAAAAACAGGGTGCCGACTGCCACCAGTCCAAAGAGTGGCAGCGGGATAAATGTCATAGCGGTGAAGTTTGCCGCGACCACGACGGCGATGTATGCCAGGATATAGGCGTACTTCATATTCTCTCTCCTCTTGCTGTTGCGGCAATTTGGATACCACCGCGTCGCTTTTGCGTCACTGTCACCTCGCACCAGATAGGATTACAAGCGCTCATAATGTCCTGTGCTATCTGTGCTGACAGCGCCTCGCAGAAAACGCCTTCATTGCGGAATGTCTGAAAGTAAAGTTTTAACGATTTACTTTCGATACAGGTATCGCCAGGCGCATATTCGATCTTGACCATTGACAGATCGGGCTGGCCTGTCACCGGGCATACACTCGTCATTTCGTCATAGTCCAAAGTGATAAGCGTGATGCATTCCGGCGTTGCGAATGTCTCTAGATTGCGCGATGGCGTTGCGTTCTGTCCAAGTGCATTGAACTTCATGCCGCTATCCTCTCCTCTCTAATCCATTCCGGTAGTATCATCGGCTGATTGGCGCTGTACTCGTCTGTCATGCGCGTTGTTGATTGCAGTTCCCGCCGCATCTCATCACGCATATGTGCCACGAGGCCGTCCATCATCGCATGGTGCTGCGCCTCCTTGCGCTCGATATTCCTGACAACAGCGCCTTCTGTCTCTGAAGTGATAATCCAGATGTGGCATTCTCTCTCCTGCCCGAAGCGCCAGATACGCCGCTCTGCCTGGTATAGGCTCTCGAAACTATCAGACAAGCCAATAAAGAACGCATAGCGACAGGCTTCTAAGCATAGACCCCATCCTGCAATCTCTGGCTTTGTCACCAGCCGGTTGAGATTGCCGTGGGCAAAGTCCAGCAGGCGCTTTTCTTTCGTAATGGTCGGATCAGCGCCCGCTACCTGGATAGCGCCGTTGATTGCCGCTGTGAGCGCATCGCCTTCGGCATTCAGATTGCACCAGCAGACAACTTTCTCATCTGCCGGCAGACTGTTTACAATATCGGCAGCGGCCTTGACACGATCTGTGATGCTGGCCTTGCGAGCGGCGCGGCGCTCAATCATCGTCAATGCTTCCATTGGAAACAACATACCTTGCTCGTGTGCCGTCTCAATATCGGCAGCGACGACGATCTCATGGCGCGTCTTTGGCGGTAGCACATGCCGTGAGCCGTCGAAACCAAGATCGGCAGGATTACGCATGGCTATGGCCCACGACGCCAGCCACTTGTAAAATTCCTTTTCGGCATGGCCTTTCAATCGCCACTTGCTTGTGTCGCCGCCGTCGTGACAGAAGAACGTGGCGAGCATTTCGGTGTAGGACATGATGCCTAAAAACTCAGCATAGGTGCCCAGTTCCATTTGATCGTTTGGGCTGGGGGTAGCCGTTGCCACAAGCTTGTATGGTGTGCGGGCAAAGCACTCAAGAATGTAGTTGCGCGTCTTGCCGTCGTGAGACTTCAGAATGCTGCCTTCATCGAGGATAATGGCAATGAACTTCGACGGCTCGAAGAGGTGCAGCCGTTCGTAGTTCGTCACATTGATACCCGGTACTACATCGGCTTGTGACGAGCATACTTTTACTTCAATGCCGAACTTCTTTCCCTCCCTGGCGATTTGGTAGGACACAGCGAGAGGCGCAAGAATGAGCACATTGCCGCCCTCACGATTGACGATGTGCCGTGCCCACTCTAAAAAGATGCTCGTCTTACCAAGCCCTGTGTCTAAGAATAGCCCACCCTTACCCTTGCGCAACGCCCATTTACAGACCGCTGATTGATAGTCAAAGAGCATTGGCGCCAGCTCGTCAACGTCAAACCCGCTTGGCTGTGCAACGATGCGCTTGCTGTCAAGGAAAGCAGCATAGTTAGTCATTATGTTTTACTCTCTTTAATGCTTTTCGGAATGCGCGCCATCCGAATTGTATGGCGCGCACTTTATCTAAACTATGCCGGCGATGACGGTGCATGTCATAGCGGTTCCAGGCGTCAAATGAGTGATCATCATCAATCAAGACCACAGCTTTTTTGTACGTTCCCCAATATCCAGGCGTCGGGTGATCGGTTTTTGGTGTCCCTCTCATGGCTTCACCGCAGGCGCTACCGGATAAAAGCTAGTGACAATCTTTGTCAACTCGTCTGGTCGAAAGGCTACAGGCTCGCCGCCGCCGTTCGGCTGGATCAGCACACTCGATTGCAGACGGGGGCTGACACGCAGCACAATGCCATTTCTGCTGTCGGCCTTTACTCTCACCTTGTCACCTTTTACAAACATGCTCATGTCGTTCGCTCCCTGTCCGCTGTAGCCTTCTCCAATGCTGCCTGTTGCATATCCCATTCAGCGCCAGTCAGTGCGATGATCTCTTGCTCCATTGTCGCCAGGACGACGTAGCAATCAGCAATCTCTTGCTTGATCTTCTCAAAATCGAAGTGACGATCATCTCGTAGCCAAGACCGATGCGTGAAGCTAGCGCGAGCAAGCGCTTGTGTTTGCGCCGTGGCATAGCGGATCGGCGTATGGATATACTCACTCAACTCGCATGCCTCTTCGATGAGTTTGACGAGTTTCAGCCTGAGAATATCCGCGTTTGTCAGTGCGCCGCGTGTTATGCGTTGCTCCACAGCGGCGTGTATCTGCTGATGCAGTGTTGTCATTGCCTCTCCTCTAATCAGTTCGATTGATCGAACACTGGTGCTGATAAGTGGGGCAGCGCTCCTCACAGCGACGCTGCCCCGATTGTGCAATCAACCCTGGACGGTGCGATGTCGCCCGCTGATCACCCCCTTTTGTCGTATAGGCTCCTCTTGGCTGTACTCAATGCCTATGACAGGCTCTCTATCACGGCAGTCAGCACAGCCAGCAAGAGCCTATGCCGTCGCAATGATGATCAGCACGATGAGTGCAATATTGAGCACAAGGCTGACGTTCAATGCCAGGAACAGCAGCCACGCCACAAAGCGCCAATCTTGCACCGGATACACCTTGATCATCTCGACTATGGCACGGCGGGCAGCGTACCACTTCGGAGCGCCGATGTAGCGGAAGATGCGATAGTGTGCTGAGAGGAGAGAGGAGAGTTTCATTGTGTTATCCTAGCGTTACCTTTACACCGTAGTGCTGTGACAGTTCCGCTTCATAACGCTGTACTTCGACTTTCATTTCTTCCAGCAGAGCAACAAAATACTCTGCTTCTGTGAAGATACCACGATCAATGAGCAATCGCACCAGCGCAGCATGATCGACCTTGCTGGCGTTAATACCGACCCGTAGATGCTTAGGTGTGCCGTCTCTTGGATCAAGCTGTTGCCGATACATCACGCCAGTTTGTAAGGCGTGGAGCAACGCTGTGTATTGCCTGTAAAACTCGTCAGGTGTCATGCTCGCCTCAATATGTATTCAACGGCTTGCCACACTGCGATAGGGATGCCACTGCTTACAAAGCCGCCGACGATCAGCCGCTCGTACCGTCGCCATGTCAGCGGGAATGCATCATCGTCAAGCCGCCGTGCTATCAGTGCAGCAGGCACCAGGACGATCAACACGCCGACCATTACCTCGACTATCGTGTAGTCAGGTATGATCGGCAGTCGCCGTTCAAGGATAGCAAGCGTCACTGAATAGATACAGGACAGAAGCGCGATTGTGGCGTACAGTCGTCGCTCTTTGCGTAATCGCTCCGCTGCAAAGGATCGATAGTAGGCTGTACGTTTGTAGTTTGTTGCCCACTTCATTGCACTTCCGCCTTGCTCAGAGCAGCGTCAACGACTGCCAATAACTCCTCTTCCCAGCCTGGCTGATTGCGACGGTGAAGGATAGTCGATACCTGGGTGAGGGCGGCGTGCATGTCAGGGGCGGCGGCGATCAATCGCGCATTGGCCTTACCGTTCACGCCAGCATCAGCCCACACAACGATACTATCCTCGTCATAGTTCGGTGGTCCAGTAATAGCCCACTCGCCTAACGTTCGCTCAGCACGCCATGGCCCTGGTGTAAAACTCATCTTCTCTCCTCTTGGAAACGAGAAAGCCACCTGATTGACTGGTGCTAGACAGTCGATCAAATGGCCTTTCGTAGCGATGCGTATGCAATTGTGCTGCCGATGCAGCGCCTAGCACAACGCCTGCATCGCTTTCCTGACTGAAGGTATCGAGACAAGTATACATCCGCTGCCCCTATTTGTCAATCAGTACGATCAATCGAACAGCGATAGCGGCGATTTGGCTTCAGGCTGCGCGGCGTCCTGTCCAGTCAGTACGGCATACTCGTGCGCCGTGTACAATTCGCCTCTTGCCGCCGCTCGCTGTGCAGCCGCTACACTGATATAGAGCCGCGTGCGCCGATTGCCGACGACGGCGTAAAAGCCGTTTTGTCCTGTGATGATTGTCATTTCATCAGGCATTGCCACGCCTCCATGATGTTCTGGCACGAACGCCGGAACGCCTCTTGATTGCTATCCTTGCCGAAGTCGCCTGCTCCGACCTCGCTAAGTTGTATCCAGTGCCCCTTGCTACCCTTATTCTTATTCCAAAAGCGGCACTTGTGTGCTTGCTGTTGTGCCATATTGCCGTCTGTGCTCACTACATCGGCTATTGCTGATAAGTGATACCAATAATGCATCTGGCTATGCGGCGAGCCGCCGAGTAAGTGGACAGGCCAGCCTGCAAATTCCCAGATTGGTAATTGCGTACCTCCAAACCGCGTAGGCACGCTAAACGCCAGCATAACCGGTTTACCGCCAATCACGCGCGGCAAACGATCAATGCCGTCCGATACTTTTGGCACAATGAGTACACGGTCAACGTATTGTGTTGTTTCTTCAGCCCAATCTAACACCTCGTCAAGTTGCTCCTCTTGCTCCCAGTCCAGTACTGTTGCCACTACCGGGCGATGTTCAGCCAATGCCGCCATGTACCGTTCTCTATTCGGCCTTTTCCAATCCTGATCGGCAAAGTAGAGCGGCAGATGATAGATTACATTCGGTAATTGAACGCCTAGATTGAAGCCTGCTCCTAATGCTATGGCTTCAAAGTGGCGATTTTTGCCAGCGCAATAGATCAGTTCCATAGCCGCCAATGATTGATCTGCGTGCCAGATTTCAACGTCTCAACTTTTTCGAGGATAAAGCCACGCCGTCTGTACCATTCGTTCGATTGATATGCAACAGAACACTTCGCAAAGAGTGACGTTGCGCCTTTCGTTTTCAGTTCGCCGAGCATCTTTTGGCCTGTCCCTGGCTGCTGACTGATGATCTCGTGGATCGTCAATTGGCCGTCTTTGCGCAGATGAAAACGACACATGCCGCCGTCAAGCAAGAGCAGTTCATTGCGCTTATTTGCTTCGTTCAAATGTTCAAAGCACATGTTTTTCTCCATTGTAAAATATATTGTCTACTTTGTACCTGTTGTATATCGTCCTAATGAGCTGACACGCTGTAAATCCCTAACGCCCTATAGCGCCGATTACAGATACCGCATTGCAGTGCTATTTGTGCCGCACTACGTTTTATGCGTCGGAGCGATACACCAGATCGGCAACTCATCGGCCTTGCTGCCTTGCTCGTGAAGCCTGGCATACCTTCTAATCAGTGCGTTCAATCGAACACTGCTTAAGCCGATGTACTTCGGCCTCTGCCTCACTCAGCAAGCGGCGCAACACATCGATCTCGGCCTGGCAGACTATCACTACATTGTCATAGGCACGTTGCAACTCTTGCTCACGACGCACGGCAATTTCAGCTTGATTTTTTGCTTCCTCCCACGCCTTTGCTGTACGCATAAAGTTCTCCTCTGTGCGTTGCTGGATTTTGGCAAGGCTGACGATCTCTGCCTCCTGCGCCGCCATGCCAGCGGCATAGCCGGCCTGGAACAGCATCGCATGTGTGTTGCGAAACAGCCACGGGAATTGAGCAACAAGATCCTGTCCTGGCTGTACGACGATCTTACGATGCTTGATATAGGCCAGTTGCCAATCTGCTAGTTGCATCTGCTTACCTCCCTCTCGGCACTCGTCACTCTCGCCAGCGCTACCGACTGCGCATCATCACTCAACTGTTGCTCATACGCCGTTCGTAAATGGGCAAGATGAGCGCGTATCTTTGGCACATCGGCTCGGCATAAGCCACACAAGCGCGGCTGGCTTGGCTGCAACGAAGTCGGCATGTCGCACACGGCACAAGCGCGGGTGATTGACGGCTGGCGCGGCGGCATGGCGGGAAAGATCAGATCGTCAAAGATACTGAGTGTCATTTTTTCTCTCCCTCTATTCGTTCAATCTCCTGCATTGCATAGCGCCGTGTTGCCATATCTCGAATGCGATTGATATGCTGATACGATGTGTTGCTTTGCCCTGACTGCGCTGCAAGGACAGCTAGTCGGCTATGATCACTATCGGTGAGTGTCGTATCATCGATCATTTTTTCATCCATATGCTGATCTCGATCACTCTGATCACTCTTGCCATTTGAGCCTTCCTGATGCTCCAAAACAGAGTGATCGGGGGGGATCACTCTTGCTATGGATCGATCACTCTTGGAACCATCCAAAGAGTGATCAGAGTGATCACAAGTACCAGAGTGATCGGAGTGATCGGAGTGATCGACTTTGCGCAGTATCGCGTATTTACCATATCCGGCTTTGTCTACCGATTCATCACTCAAAAGTTTGCGCAAAAGCTGCTTGACTGACTCTGCTGTTTTTCCTAGTTCAGCAGCAATCTCTTTTGGCGTGCGCGGCATGTCATCGCTCAATAAAGCAAGAACGGCCTTGCGCTCTGTAGATATGGCAACTTCATGCGCCGGTCCTTCGATGATATGGCTGTTGAGATAGCTATCCCAGCGAAGTGCTATCGGCTCCTCATTCTCCAGGTCGCGCCCGCGCAAACTGAGAACAGTAATGCTACTATCGTTTACATCTCTGGACAATCCCCACATCGTATTGACTGCTGAAGGCAGGCCAGTTGTCCCGCTGATACTATCCATAATGTCATCATTCTTGGCCTTATTGAAGTGATGCACGAGGATAGCCGTAGCGTGATAATGCTCGAATAGGCTATTGATAGGCTGTACTGTGGCGCGATCATATTGATACGGCTGTTCATGTTTTTCGATAGGCCGGCGAAAATCAGCCAGTACGTCTATGATAGCTAGAGCAGTATCGCTATAGGCTTTAAGCCACTGTTCCAGCCGATCTAATCCTTCATCGCCTTGCGGCCATTGGGTAAAAATGTGAAAGTTATCAGGCCATAAAATATTGCGCACACCTAAAATAGCGCGTGTACGCTTCTGAATGCGCTGCTGCTTACCCTCAAGGTCAAGATAGAGCACTCTGCCTGATGATACTGCTAGTCTGCCTAGCGCCTTGCCCCCCATAGAAACAGCCAAGCTAAGAGCAAGCGATAGCCATGATTTTTTGCTCTTGTATTTAGCAGCAAGCAGGCATGCACCTTCTGGTAAAATGTTTTCAATTATCCACCGCTCAGGCTCGAATTGTTTATACTGAAGTTCAGCTAGCGTAACGCCAGATTGTCGCCAGTCGGTCACATATTCGATCTTGCGCTGAGAATGAGACACTGGCCTGACAGGATCGGCTTGCTCAGTAGCTATTGGATCGGCAGGCCATTTCAGTGCGGGACTTTGGCAGTTGCAGTACCATTCATCGTTGTACTTACTCTTGCGTGGTGCCTTACCGCATTTTGGACATTTGCCGTTATTAAGTAGCGGACTATCGAGAACTTGATCGCCATACCCCTCTTTGACCAATGCCCGCGCCGCTGCACTAAAATCGCCGTTGTGCTCTAAGTGAGCATAGACGGCGAAAGCGCCATAGCCATGATCCTGATCGAACGGCGCTGCGTTGCTGCTGAATACATAAAAGACACGCTCTTTATCACTCCACGACGCGCTGATACCTCCCTTTTTTCCCGGCCTGCAAAAATACTCGTTATCGCTTCTGCTGCGGGTATGTTTCCAGCCGTGCTTTTTGAGCAATGCTGCAATTTCATCATTTGTCACCCGCTCGCTATAATCCACACCTGGCTTTAATCCATTCTCTCCCTGTCGTGAGGTGTAGCCGGTGATAAGCTTGCCACTCGTAAGCTTATTCATCGCCCTGGCACAATCGAGCAAGATAAGCCGCTCCCCTTCGGTGATGGCTGGCAAATTACACCAGTCACCGCGATACAGGGTATAGCCTTGCGAGGGGGTAACTGCGAAGTAGCCGCCACTGCCCCGTGTCTCTATCAAGGTAATAGCTTTCAGCTTTGGCTCTTTACGCAGCTCACTCTTTGTCGGCATTCGTTGTGCTAACTTCTGACTGCCCTCTATCGTTTCACAATCCCAGGCGAGATGATAGCCGCCGCTAGGTGTGCCCTCACAGAGCAAGCGATCAACAAGTCCGGGATCTAGGGTTTCAACGAGCGCTGCCCATTCCTCATACAACTCATTGGCATCAGGATTGCCTTTGTTATCAATATCTATTCCCTCATCGCCCACTATACCAATATTAGCATCAGGCCATTGCTGCCACCATTTATCTATAATGTTCGTGTCAGTAATAGCATCTATCAATCCATTTTTTGTTCGAGGGTGTTTGCCAGGACTGCCACAATCTGGATCGTTGCATGAACATTGGCCGGATACGGTATCGTGAAGCGGGATAATACGACGATCAGCACGAGCATAGCTAATGGCGGTATCGTGGAGTGAGGGCATAGGATTAGCCTTTTACGATATGGAGATTGGCGTATTCACTAATAACTCGCAACTGAGCATGAGACTGATGCCATAAGGACCAGTCAGTTGACCAGTCATCAGGGAGCATATCTCCTATGCCGTCAGGAGTGGGAAGAAGGGGTATATCATCAACTGTGATGTGTCGAAGTTCCAGGTATGTTTCGACTAAATTTTTGAATGTTGCAGGTGGTATATGGTCAACATGCGCTTTATTAGCAGTGATTACCTGTCCTGTTATGGGGCAAACAATAGTTGATGTTCGCTCAGGGAATGTACAGCGCTTAATAGCAAGTATTTGCTCATCAACAGCACGGCGCAAGGCAAATTTAACCTTACTGGCATAGGTGGAGGGCCGCAGACAGGATTTATAGCTAAAATCTATCTCTGTACTGTCAGTGCGCTTGACAACAAAGCCATTACTATTAAAAGCTAAACACTTCACCCATATCTCTTTTATCCCTGTCCCTATCTTTTCATCGGCATGCTCATGGCGCTGTAGTAATTCACTTATAAAGCGCTCATCTTCGGGCTTTAATCTTGCTGGCGCTCTGTAGCTGTGGAGGATTGATCGCGTATACGTCTCAAGAGCAATCTTCGAGTTGAAGTAGTGATCGGCTATAGTCAGGGGTTGACGCGCCATAAATACCTCATCTACGCAATCAGTTCGATCAATCGAACAGGGAGAAAAGAAAAGCTCGCCTAGAACTTGCAGAGGTGGAAGGTGCAAGCTCCAAACGAGCGGGTATAGTCTAGCGCAACGGTAGGAGTATAAAAGCGGTGTTCCGGCTTCCACCCCGTACCGCCGCGCTTGTCTGCCTGTATTGTATCATAACTAGCCAATCAGTACAATCAATCGAACAGGCGATCAGAAGGGGATCTCGACATTCTCAGTGACAATGCCGTTGATCCGCATTGTCCTCGGCTTTGGCCTCTTAAAAACAACGTCATAGGACACCTGATCGCCTACGTCATCGAACGCACCATCCCCAGTCGGATCGTCGCTGTCACTCTGCACACCTCGACTGATCAGCGCATCAGCCAGGCGAGCGCGGATCGTCCATTCCCGCTCGCGCCGCTCGTCTTTCAGGCCCTCAAGTTCAGCTTCGCACCTTTCAAGGCGAGTAGTAGTCTGCTCGTAGTTATAGCAGAGCGTTCGATGCTCCTGATCAGTAGCAAGCGCTATCGTCAGATTGGCCTTGCGCTCTTCGGCGTTCTTGCCGGTGATAGTGCCGGTAATTCGCGCTTCGGCCAGATCCATCGCTTGCTTTGTCTCACGAAGCAACGAGTGAAGATCAGCTATTTTCAGCCGTAAATTAAGCATTGTCATGCCATCCCTCCTACGTTCATAGTCACATTAGCCACTGCGTCGGGTGGCGCATGGGGCAATAGCGTAAACTGTGCCGACGGCAGGAGTTTCGCCACGTCCGTCCATACCCAGGCCGATCCGACCTGGAAGCCTTCCCGATAGGCTATGATAGGCGTACTATCATCGCAATAGCGCTGGAGATGCACTAAAAGATCGAATAGCAGCGCTACATTCTTGGGTAGGGAGCTAAGGCCAAGAGCAATAACGTCTTTCGCCATTACCTGCTGGACTGCCTCTTGCTCGCCTAGCCCCTGGCGTACCAGCTCACTGATACGAGCGCTGCCTGTCTCGTTGATCGTCAGCTTGCCAAACTTCCGGCCAGCGTAGCGCTGTTCGTCTTCTGTGGGTGTGTAGATCGGCTTTGCCTCTTGCTCTGTCATGCTGTCACCTCTTCGGCTGGCGCTGATGTTTGCAGCGCCACGATGCGCGCATTGAGCATTTCGCCGTGCTGCTGGATTACAGCCGGATCAGCCTTGAATGGATCGATCATCAACTCCTCTTCTGGCAGCGGAGCGCCTACCAGTCGCACACACTCATCACGCAGCAGGCCGATGTGCTCTGCAATCGCATTGCGCAACTTCTGGCCGGCGTTCTTCAATTCGTCAAGCGTTTTACTCTCCAAGCCATCAGCATCGGTGATCTCAATGCCGATAGCCCGAGCACAGGCGATCAAGGCGTTGATCTTGCTGATGTAGAGTGCTTTTGTGTTGCCGTTTGGCTTTGGCGCTGGCTGTGCCGGGGCCTCGACAACTTCTCCCGTTAGCACGTCAGCAAGTGGAGCAGGAGGGAGCGATGGAACGTCGTCAAGCTCATCGGGAGTGTACACGGGGCCAGCAAACACGTCAGGACAGTACCACTTCGCGCCATTGCTCATAGCGCGGGCAAAGTACATATTGCGTGGGAACTTGCGCCAATTGTCGCCACCTGCCAGGCCGGCAGCTTTGGCATCGCCCTCGTTGAACACACTTCTCCCAATCTCCTGATTGCCCTCATAGAATGCAATCTCACAGCCGGTATCATCGAGCCGTGTGACGCGATAGCGGTATTTGAGACTGCGCATAATGATCGCGGCGATGAGATTGGCGCTGAGTGTCACTCGGCCTTTGACGATAAATATTCCTGTCATCGCCGCGATTGCCCCAATGCCCAGTTCCCGGCCTGCCAGAACTTTTACGGCGGCTTGCGCTGCCTCTTTTGCGTCCTGAAAGTAGCCACTTTGGGATAGCACTTTGCCGAGCGCCATTACATCGAGCTCACTGCTGCCATTGATACTGGCGTTGTACGTTGTTAGTTCGGTAAACATTCGATCTTCTCCTGTTCGATCAACTAAACTGATTGACATTAGTTATACCGTGTAGTATACTCAAGATGCAACGCCGTAAGTACATCTCGAATTGACTATATGTAAGATAGGGAGTATGATATATACTCTCCTAACGTCTGATGCTGCCTTGCGGCGTTGCACCCCCTGAGCAGCATCAGACGTTTTTGTTGCTCAGTAGCCGGACGCGATGAGGCTGATAACTTGCTCATTGTTGAGAAAGGCGCGCAGCGCAGTGAGCTGGTGGCTGTTCAGCGTCAAGCCGTCGTGCGAGGGGCCGACGAAAAGGGTATAGGTGCCGGGTTGATCGGTGGCAAGTTCGATACCGCTCTCGGCAAGCGAGGCGTAGGCAAACTCGCCAGTCATCGGGTCGGAGTGGAGTTTCGTAGTCATCGGGGGTTTGTCCTTTACGACTAAATTTGACACATAAGACATTGAAGGCCGTCAATCACATCGGTGAAACTGAGATCGTCTCGATTAAGCCAGGCGTGGTACTCGACGGCCAATGCGCGCCGTTGGACAATCGAGAGCTTGCTGAGCAAGAGTGCCAATTGATAGCTATCCTCCTGCCAAAGTGCATGGACTTCGGCAGGGGAAGGTATTGCTACTTCATTATTCGGCTGGCTGAGGTGTATCATCGTTGCATGTCAACTCCTTTCTGCTGGAAAATTCAGGCGAGCAAACTCGCCGTGAAGCTCTCGCGCTGCTTTGTCATAGGCTTTTGCGGCTTCGATCTCATCGGTGAATGTGCCAAGATGTGTGCTTTGTCCATTGACCGTAATTTGAACTTGCCATTTACCACGATGCCAATGTAGGCCCTTGTAACCATTTACCGATTTTTTAGTTGCGCCTCGGTTTCTTTGGTTCTCACTCTGACTGCAAAGACGAAGATTACAGCGCCGATTGTCTATACTGTTGCAATTGATGTGATCAACTTGCATGTCCTTTGGAGCGTTCATAATGACACGATGCATCCATACCAATGATCTCTTAAAACTTCGCAGTGCATATCCGTTTCTATCGTCCAGGTAATACCATTTCCACTGCATTAGCCATTCAAAATCGCTATCATCTACTAGCGCAACTTTGCCTTTAGTGAGGGGTATTTCTTTCATGCCTCAACCTCAACGATATGCAATGCCGCTGCGTCCTGGCAGTAGGCTTCGGCTAAGTCACGATGCATAGCGATACGATCAAGTTGTTTGGGGATGATGCCTCTCTTAATATTGGTAATCGTGCGCCGGGAAACATTTAATTTTTGCGCTCGCTCATCATCGGTAGAGCCAAGCGCAATAATGGCAGCAACAAGCCGTGGAAAGCGTGTGGGATTGCTCATCAACTTTACTCCTAGAGAAGAAGTGCGAAATATACTGCGCATTATACACGCAAAAACTTGCGCTGTCAAGACGAAAATACGCAACATCTTGCGCTATGCAAAAATATGCGCAGCGAGTACAATGTCAGAGAAGGGGAAAAAGGAGGAAGCAATGACAGCCATACTGGTGAACGATAGCGCGGCGTTGCGAGCTTTTATTAGGGCGCTGCGTTTAGGTCGTGACATTTCGCAACGAGAACTGGCCGATCACTTAGGGTTGTCTCTTCGTGCTTTTCAGGGGTGGGAGGCAGGGGAGACAGAGAAGATAGATGCAAATCTATTTCTTCGAGCCGTTGCTTATCTACAGGGGCCATCTGATTTAAGGGGACTTTCATATGCCTCTGCTGCCGAGGGCAGAGAATTGGCTGAGCGCTGGCTAAGAGGGCAAGGCGCTGAAATTCAGCAAGAGATAGCCGAGTTGCAAAGACTTGCACCTAATCGGCGGTTACAGGCAGCAGATATTCTTGATCGGCTGGCTGATCTTGCTGATCGGGGCATTGCGCTACCTGAAGCCTTGCGTATCGTAAGCTCTGAGCTACGGTAGTCTGGTAGCTGATCCTCAACGCTATTTTGAGAATGAGCAATCCGGCTATACCGCTTAACTCGGCTATTGTCATCGAATTGAGGTATACGCTTGTTGCCGGTAGCAGCAAAAGACAAATGGTTGCAATGCAACGAATGGACAGAGGAGTGATCATACCCAGGCCCTTGATACAAAAAAGAATGCTGTATATGTGAGAAGAGCACGGGCATGGTGCTGATTGAACGCAAAGACGCAATCGGCGTGGATTGCAGGGTCAGTTGCAGCGGGTAGGAGTGGAACGAAGAGTGGGTCGTAAGTGAACTTGATTCACATTCTGCACAATAAAAAGCAAGCATAACATTCTACATTGCATCGTGTCAATCCGTATTTCGATGAGAAAAACGTAATCATGCGCTACGATTTTTTAATGATACTCCTGCTGTCAATTCTCTCTGCTTGCGGTCCTTCTCCGCTACGGCAAACCCCTCGTGCAACTCCAATCGTTGTGCAGCCGGTACCCGTCGTCTACTCGATTAGCGGAACGGCTTTCGAGGTCAGTTTGACGTATCGCAATGCGAGTGGCGCAACTGAGCAAATCGATGTGATAGCGGCATGGAGCCTGAAGTTTGAAGCGAAGCCGGGACAGTTTTTGTATCTATCGGCACAAAAGAAGGGGGAGCGTGGCTCTGTCTCGTGTAAGATTACGGCGAATGGCAGAGTGGTACAAGAGGGAACATCAACAAGCGCATATGGGATAGCAAGTTGTAGTGGGTCAGCATAGAAGGGGCGGATTATGAGTGCATTGGCATCGCTTATTGAGCAATTGAGAGAGGCAAAAGGATGGAGTTTAAGGGAGGTGGGGCGGGAAACAGAGATCGCCGCTGAGAAGTCGGGATTTAAGGGAAAGGGTGTGACAATCAGTACATTGAGCAATATGATGACCAATCCAGATGTAGAGCCAAATCTACACAATTTGGCGCTGATCGCACTGGCGCTTGACGAGCCGCTTGATCGTTTTATCGAGGCTGCGGGCTATCGGCTGAGAGGCATTGGGGCAAACTACGAACGCAGAGAGCGCGTTGCAGCGATGCTCGAAAGTCTACCCGACGAACATTTTGATTTTGTTGAGATGCTTATCAATTTGCGGTCAGAGCACAAAAGGGCAGTTCAAGCGTTCACCTCGACACTCAAAAATTTGCCCTGATGTTCGATCGATTGCACTGAATATGGCTCCGCAGCACGGTTAGTGAGTGCATCGGCTTGAGAGGCCGGAGGGCGCTGGTGCAAATCCAGCCGGAGCCATAACAAGGTGGGAGGGGTAGCGAGGTGGGCTATCCCTTTTCTAGTTCTAATTGCTCTCTTAACTTTTGCTGCTCAGGAGTAAGTGGGGGGTATTGCGGCTTTGGATCAGGAGGCTTTAACTGATCTAATTCTTTCTGCAACAGTACTCGTAAGCGCTGGTATTCCGATTTTGGATCACCGGAACGCTTTACATTAAAGAGCCATTCAAGTCCCTTTGCCTCTGGTACTCTCCCCTCGTGCAATGACTTCTTGCGGCTCTCGGTGATCATAATGGCAAGTGCTTTGATCGTTGCGTTTTCCGCAACGATCACGGGGTCCGTGATCTCGTTGCGTGGCGTTGCAATTGGCGTTGCGGCTATCGGTGCGTTCTCCGCACGGGGCTGCGCACCAGGCATCATTGGCTCTTCGGCAGCCGTGGTACTTGACGTAAGCACAGCGGTAGGTGGTGAGGCTGGGTGGGTAAAGCGCCCTGCCATCTTCAGTATACCGTAAAGTATAAGCAGTCCAAAGAGCATGACAAAAGTGAATAGCAGTGGGTCCATTGGCTTACCCCTCTCCCCCTCAGTGCTTAATGAATACTCGCTCTGGAATAATGTCAGTGGCAATGAGTACCACTGCTACTATTACCCATGATAGCGGGTGTGTCAAGCGCTGGGCAAGCGGGATAACAACAACTGGGTAGTAGCCGATGAACGCAGGCACAACGCTTGCCACAAGCGCTATAAGGTACACCGGATTGTACCAGTGCTTACAGCAAACAAACTGCAATGCAGTGCAAATTACTTGCCAGGCGAGCGATATGCCAAATGCTGTAGCGGTATGCTCATTCAAGCCAAGTTGTTGCCATCCCCCTCCGAACATCAGCATATTGCCGCTGAACGAAAAAAGCCAAAATAACACCGCAATGATGCGATATAATCCCGGCTCGGCTCGGCTCATTTGCTCGGCGGTCGTAATGTGCGATGTGCGCCTACCATTGATCGGTCTACTCGTTACCTCACTCATCGTCTTTCCTTTCGTGTCGAATGAACGTCCATATCACTCCACCGACGATAGCGACGATTAGCACTATTTCAATCATCTCCCATAGTGCCATAACGCTCCTCACTTCCTATCCCATGTCCAATGCTTCCCCTTCATCTTCGGCCTCGGATCGGCTTTTGTCCGAGGCGTCAACCCCAGTTGCGGCAGCCAGCGATAGATCGTCGTCTGGCTTACGCCGAGCAACTCTGCAATCTCCCACTGTGATTTGCCCTGGCTGTGCAGCGTTCGCACATCGGCTGCACAGTCGGCAAGCTGTGATCGTGGTGCCATTACGATCTTTCTGTCGCGAAGGCGTGATGCTCGATGAACGTCTCGGCTTCGTCAAATACTGGCGCTTCCATGTTCAATTTGCGCCGATCATACAACCTGATCCGCTCCATCCAGCGCATGATCTGATTAGGCCGATCTTGACGCTCCAAAAAGATCAGCGCATCAGCGCAATGTTGACTATCGTCCGTTTCCACTGTTTCGCTATTGCCGTCGTCATCTTCGATAAAGCTGTTCGTCTTGTGGCAGGTAAATGAGGCGTCATTCAAGAGTGCTTCGGCAATTTCTGCGGCGCGTTCTTCGCGTAGATAACCTTGAATATCGTAGCGGAATGGACAATCAGCGCAAGGCTGTGTCATGTCGAACTTCATGGCTTAGTCCTCCAGTTCTTTCAGCGCCTCTTGCAACAACTCCCTGGCACGCGCTACAGCGGCGGCTTTCGCCTCGTCAAGTGTGGCAATACCGTGCAATCTAAAAATGACACTGCCTCCTATCGGGCTATCAATCTCCACTTTATATTTCTGATCGGACATGGTAAAAACCCACAATCGAAACAATAAACCGACGTAGGCGTAGGTGTACGCACCCCTTACGTCCGTCCATTCCATCACTTTCCTCCTAACAAAAAGTTAGCCCGTCCCTGGCATTTGCTACTAGGTTGCTTAGGCCGTAGCTGCCAGGAACAGGCTATGATTAGTCTACAGTACAGTTGAGCGAACGTCAACTACGGCCTAAGCAGTAGTCAGTATACATCCGCTTGGCGATCAGTGCAATGGGTCGATCAGTTGGGCGTTACCCATGTGAGCCGCCCGGACCCACGATATGTTTCAGCAATGATCATCATCGCTTCCCACTCTCCAGCCAGCGCCGATAGTTTTCGGCCTGGCTTGTGGCAACGCCCTGCTCCACAGCGGCAATCTCTTGCCGCTTGGCGTTATACGCCGCTAGCATTTCTTCCGGCGTCTGACCAGGAACGACCTGGAGGCCGAAGCCTTTTCCAAAGTCGAACTTGACCGGCTGCCCGGCCTGTCGCGCCTCTTGCAAGCCCGTTTCCAGGGAGAGGCTGACCGGCGCGCCCTTGAACACCCCGTCGTGCTGCACACGGCCAATGCTGCCGCTTGTCGTCCGCCAATGGTCCCCTGTCCAGGTTTCGTCGCCTGGACAGAACAGATATGTTGTGCTCATAGTCTTCTCCATGCCTGGCGTACTCGCCACTCCGCAAGGTCTGTGGCGTTTTCCGGCGTTTCCGCCGGTAGATATATCTTGTATGGCCGATTCATTTGCGGCCACGTGGCGTCATACGTCCAGTAGCACGTAGCCCCCTCGTCAAAGGGACCTTCGACGTGGATGACCCCACTGTGGATGTCTCCCGGCTGGATCGGGATATGAGCGCCAGTCTGTTTCCTGATTCTATCCTGGATGCATCGAGGCGCATCCTCCAGCGTTCCCGTGAATCGGATCATCATTTCCAAAACTCCTTGAGTGCGAACCACGACGGATCGGGGTTGTTGTGGCTTCGTATCGTTGTGTATTCCACTATCCTTGTCCTTTCAGCCGCGCTCTGGCAGCGCTAGCGCCTCCAGTACGCATTGAACTCTGCAACGTACTGCGGCAGAGGCTCGCCCGCCCGCACATTGGCGCACGTATGCGCCGCGTGCCGGACGTGCTCATTACAGTAGCGGCAGTCGGAGACGCATACTCCTATGCCGTGCTCTTTCCGTGCGCATTCCTGCGCCTCCTGCATCGTCTCGCCTGTGGGCGAGCCACAGTGAATACAGCGATACATTTCCTTGTCCTTTCGTCGCCGCGCTCAGACGGCGCTAATCCACTAATCCATATTTCCACGGATGGCAAATTCTCCACCACCAGCCGTCGCTCGCAAGTACGGCGTCAAGGATCGGCTCGTTCATCTCCACTTGCACCTTAAGCAGGAGCTTAAAAAGGCCGTCTGGCCCCTGTCCCTGATCATAGGCAGAGCCGGGGGATTGCGCCCCTTCCTGCTCATCCAGTACCCAGCCGATTTCTGGATGCTGGATCGCATCTACCGGAAACGGCAGTATGTTTGCTAGTGGAATATTCTGCGAGACGGCTCTTGCCACGATCTCCTGCTGGGGCACCTGTATCATTGTTCGCATCTCAGTCTCCTCTGTTTCAACGCTCCACCCGGCCACAATGGCGGGTGGTCAGTCAATCGCCAGCAGCGCTTGAGCCAGCGCTTCAAACAACGCTCTTCTTGCGCCGATGGTACCGCATACGCCAACGGGCGTTGATGCGCTCGCGGTGCTTTGTACGGTAGGCTTTGTTTTGCCTACGGGCGTATTCCAGGCCCACAGGCGTTTTGTACCACGCCGTGCCCGCCGCCGCGTTACAAAAGCGGCAGTAGATACTTTTCTCTGATGGGCGGGTATGGTCTTTGAAAAAGTCCGCCAGCGGTCGCCACTGGTCACACCGCTTGCAGTATTTGACCCTGATTTCCGCGCCGAAGCGCTCGTGACCGACAAGTCGGAAGATAGGATTATGGTGCTCCGGCGCACGCTCGATAATGAAGCCGAGCGACCGGAGCGCTTTGATGTCTCGTGGCAGCATACGCATCGCCGCGCCGGGGGTTTCAGGATAGAGACCGACGATCTCTATCAAGACATCCCGATCTTGCCAGTCAGCAGTGAGCGCTGCCAGTAGGCGTATGAGGCGATCTAGCGCTTCAGTGCTGTATGGCATCTACGGTGCGACCTCCACGACGATCTCGAAGTGCGTCTGGAGCAGCGCCACCGCTTGCTCCCTATCACCCGGTCCGTTGCGCTGCATAAGTAGTTTGGCGCGCTCCACTGCGTCGGCTTGCTCCTGGCTCCATCCCTCGCCCGTTGCAGCCGTCCCGTTCGGGTGGCTGCTGTGGCGCTTTATCACGGCTTTGCCCGGCCCTGCGGCACGATAGCCGTAGCGCTCACTGATAACCGGCTTGTCGATGTGGCTCTCTATCCAGTCACGGAGGAACGGTTCAACCGACTTTCCAGCAGCGGCGGCCTGGGCCTTGATTGCTGCCGCCGCTTCGGCGGACACGTCGCGGATAAGGAATTGTGGCATCACAGATCCTCCTGCGTCGTCAGCCCAATGCCCATTGCCAGGGCGAACTCTCCGGCGCTGTCGCCTTTCGCACGGAGTTCGTCAACACGGATAGCGCGTAGTTCATCGCTGTAGCGCCAGCCCGCCTTCCAGGCGAGATAGTAGCGCTCGCTACCTTCCGGTTCGGCATCGGCAGCGATTTTTTCTGCCACCCATTCGGCGTGACGTGCGCGTACCTGGTCATCGTTCATCTGTGCGATCAGATCAAATTCCGTTCGTAGCTCTTGGAATGTTTGGGGGAACTGTGCCATTGTCGTGACCTTTCGTGCTATCTCTACTTCCATATATCAATGATAGCATAGATAGCACGAAAGGTCACGCGCAATCGGCTCACTAATCGGCTCACTCTCGCGCCTAATCGGCTCGCTGTTCGATCAATCGTACTGATTTGACGATTATGCTATAATTACAAGTGCAATGGCTTTGCCTCCATTGCTTTCTCTCCTCTTCGGACCTGGCTACACACTCCCCATTGCGTGTAGCCAGGGGGACTTTTATGCAGATTGACACGACAACTGGCATGCCTCCGATGATTGGCCGTAAACTCACAATCGCTGAGTGGCTTGATTACGTGCAGCATTACGACTTCGGCTCTATTCCGCCGTCGAGAGTCGTGCTGCACCACACCTATAAGCCTGACGAGGCTGATTGGCGCGGCTTGACTTCGATGCGTGGCATGCAGACGTTCTATCGCGGCAAAGGGTGGAGCGCCGCGCCGCATATCTACGTAGCGCCAGATGGAATATGGCTCTTTACTCCCATGGCCGACGTGGGCATACACGCGGGTACAGGCAATTCAGGCACCTGGAACGGCAAATGGGGGTACAGTATCGGCCTTGAAATGGTAGGCTTTTTTGACACAAAGCTGCCGAGTGGGATAGTTTGGAGTGAGGCAAAGGCCGTCATGGGCGCATTGTCCAGGCGTCTCAACATTCCGCCTCGTCAACTGATCTCATTCCACCGCGATTATACCAATGAGAAGAGTTGTCCCGGCTGGAAAGTGACAAAGGATTGGGTATGGAAAGAAGTCGAGAACTGGCTTGCGAATAAAGCACCTATAATGCCTATGCCCTCTATCACGGTCAATAGCACGCTGATCGCTTCTCCACGCGCTACAGCGCAACAGGCGATCAACTACATTTTCAATCGAGGACAAGGCTACTATCAGCCTGTGAGCATTCGGGAGATCGTCAGTCACTATTGGCGCATTGCTCCCTCTGTCGGCATTGATCCGCTGCTGTTGATTGCCCAGGCAATCCACGAAACAAGTGAGCGCTATCCCACTCGCAATGACAGCTATAAACCCATGTGCTCATGGTGGAGCGAGCGTCCGCGCCGCAATGGATCGGGCTATGGGGTAACGGGAGCTGGAAGCGTTGCAAAGCCGCGCTTTACCTCTGTCACCGTTGACGGGGTTGTCTACGCGACATGGGCGCAAAAGGGTACGAAGTGGCTTGAAGGGATCAGCTTTCCTACCTGGGAGCATCACGTTCGTGCGCAGACGGGGCGCTGGCTGGCCTATGCACTTCAGCCACACGAGACTACTCCAGAACAGCAGGTGTTGATTGACTATGCTCTTGCCCTGCGACCACTCCACCCCCTGGCACGAGGTACAGCGTTAACGCTGAAGCCGCTAGGTGCCATTCACAATCCGACCAATGCAGGAAAGCCGCGTGAGCAATGGATAGCAGGATGGGCATGGCCGGGAGACAAGTATGGTGAGAGCCTTGCGACAATCGCCAATGCTATCCAGCAGGCGCAGCCGTGAGTTTGCAGCATGAGCTTGACGTGCTCGACTTGCAGATAGCGATAGAGGGGCCGGATCTCACCTTGCTTTTGTGCCGTGATATTGTGGCCGAAGCCTTGGCGCATTACCCAAAGGCACACCCACTCACGCAACTCCTGGCACAAACGGCGACAGGTGAGATTGCGCCGGAAGTCGCAGCAGTGCAAATCGTTACACAGCCAGTGTTACGAGAGGCGCTGTTAACCTTTGGCGAAAGTAATCAATTTGGCGATGTGACAACGGGCGATGTGGCGGGCCGGGACGTGGTAAAGATTACGATCAATGTGCTGCAAAGAGATGATCATGCCACCTGAGACGGCAGACGATACTCGCTGGAAAATGGCGCTCGAAAAGTTAGAGGCGCTGTCAAACGACTTGAGGGAGTATCGGCGCACCGTCACAAGCGCCTTGATGCAACTTGATGCGCGCCAGTATGAAGATAAAGCAGAGCGCAAAGAGCGTCAAAAAACGCTTGATCAGAACTTCGCTGCCTGGGAGCATCGTCTAGAAACAATTGAGCATACGCTTGCGACCTGGCTGCGACACGCCGCACCATGGCTTGTTATCGCAATCATCATACTCGTACTGGCGCTCGTTGTCTTAGCCGGTCTTACTGTCATCAGGAATGTATAGACTAAGGATAGGGGATCATGGCCGAAGCAAAAAAAGAACAGCAGGAGCAACAGGAACAGCGTGCTCGAATAGCGCATTGGCTAGACACGCTTGACGCAGACGCGCACAGCGAGATCGCTATGGCACAGATATATGCTAAGCGTTTTGGCTCTGGTGTTGCAAGCCACAAGCAACTCCTGCTGATTGCAAAGCTGGCTGATATGCTCGATGAGGCGTATGGGCAAACGATGGAAGCCGAGCAAGCAACAGCCACGGCAAGCTCTACAGCTACAGCTACAACAAGAGGGTAGCACACTCCTCACAATGGGCGCTGGGAAGCAGGACGAACGCCGCAATGCAGTCAATCCGGGTCTTATTTGTCGAAGATAACGAAGATGATGCGGTACTGCTGGCGCGGCGTCTGCGTACCTATTTTCATTTTGACGATTGCAAGATTGTCTCTTCAGCTCCACAGCTTATCGCAACACTCCAGTCAGGGTGGGATGTCGTCCTGATCGACTACAATATACCAGGCCTCGACGTGCATGACGCGCTCCTCATTCTGAGCATTCATGATCGTGAGATGCCGGTCATCGTGGTATCGGGCTACATTCATGAGGATCAGGACACGGCCATATTGCGTCTAATTGAATTTGGCGCACGCGATATTGTTTTCAAGGATAATCTTGTCAGGCTGATCCCGGCCATTGCACGGGAGTTGCGTGATGCTGCGAACCGCCGCAACCTGGTCAAGGCGGAACGGTCACTCGTTGATGCCTATGATCGGACCATCGAAGGCTGGTCACGAGCGCTTGACTTGCGCGATAAGGAAACCGAGGGCCATACGCAGCGCGTCACTGAGATGACCATGCGCCTTGCTCCGAAGCTTGGCATTGGCGCTGACGAGTTGATCCATATCCGGCGCGGCGCACTGCTGCACGATATTGGCAAGATGGGTGTACCCGATCATATCCTCCTCAAGCCAGGGCCGTTGACCGATGAGGAGTGGGTGATTATGAAAATGCATCCTGTCTATGCCTACGAACTTCTTGCGCCAATTGAGTATCTGCGTCTGGCCCTGGACATCCCCCATTACCACCACGAAAAATGGGGCGGCGGCGGCTATCCGTATGGCCTCGCAGGAGAGGCTATCCCACTTTCAGCACGTGTTTTTTCTGTGGTAGACGCTTTTGATGCGATGACTTCCGACCGTCCGTATCGCAAAGGCTGGCCTGTCGAGATCGTCTGTGACAATATCCGCAACGGTAGCGGCAGTCAGTTCGATCCCCAGGTCGTCACGGCATTTTTGGATATGCTCGATTGTGAGGAGTGATGAAACGACAGACAGCAGAGAACATCATTCTTGCTGTGGTGCTCATCGCTATTGCTATCGCAGTGCTGTTCTACTTGCCCGCAACACTCGGCGCAAAGGAGGGCATGGCCGTCGAATGGAGTGGGAGTGAGGCGCTTGTGTCCTGGCATCAGGACGGTGAGGCGACGGCGATCATCACGAAGTGCAGGCCGAATGAATGCGCGCTTGTCGCCTGGGAAATACACGCAAAAGAGGGGCCACACATTGCTGTGGACCCCTCCCCATGGCCGGGTGGCGAATATTCAGTTAGCCTGCACAGCAGTGGTATGCGAACTATTGGGCCAGTGGTGCTCCCGCGTCGCTACTGGCTGCCTCTTGCTACTTCAGCCGCTCATTGACGACACGCGCCAGGGCATCTTGTGTCGTCTGATGCATCTTCGTGCCGTTCTCCAGGTCAAAAAGGGTTTTTACCTTTGGGTACCACGCCTGGTTGCGGGGGTCAGTCCCCCAAGCCGCAACAAGGTTGAGGCTCGCTAGTTCCATGTCGGTCAAGACCTCTGCTGTCATTTTCACGGCTGCATAGATCATTGTTTCAGGACTCATTGTGCTCGCTCCTCTCTTGCTTGCCCCACTGCCTTATCCCACTCCGCTGCAAAGTTCAGCAGTGGCACTATCATATCATACGCCGCGTCAAGCGCGTTGTCTCGGCTTGTGCCAGTGTCTATCAGCTCGTAAGCCAGCGCGCTCCATTCGTTGTGAAATTCTTCATCATAGTCAGGTGTCGGCATCATCGTGTCTCCTCTTTTCTCTTGATACGAGTACGTTGTGTCATCTGGTATGATTGCTCCGCCGTAGCGGCATGCGCCACACAGTGGCATTGCCTTGCCATTAGGCGCTGTTGCAACATACACGGCTGCGGCATTATTGCATACTGGACAAGTTATCATCGTATCTCCTCTTGCGCCTTGTGGCGCGCTAACACCTCATCGTCGGTCAATGGCTGTGGAATAGCGGACCGCACAAGCGCTATCCACTCATCTGCCAGTTCGATAGCACGGCGTAGCGCCTTGGCCTTGCCGTAGATTGTCTCAAGGATACGGCGGCTGTCAGGCAGATCAGTGTAATCGTCAAGCCCCTGATCCACCACAATCACATCGAGATCCTTATCCCAATATGCCTTAGTAGAAACAAATATGCTATCTGCCCAGCGCTCGATTGTATCAGCGTAGTCATGCCTGCCAAGGCGATCATTCCACTGAGGCGCGTTCTTGACAACTCGTGCCATAGGCATATCGCCAGCCTTTGTGCTCTCCTCGAAAATGGGTTTCATTGTTCTCTTCTCCTCAGAGGGGTGGCGCGATTGCCACCCCTCAATCAGTACAGTCAATCGAACACCCGATCAAATAAAAAGCTCGTCAATCTCCTGCTGCCAGCGCTCTGAGCGCGCTTTAGCGATGCGCTGGGCCGCGTCTGCCTTCTGCTTTTCGAGTGCCAGCTTGATCAAGCGCGCTCTGACTCTATGTTTGCACATCACGTTGCTCTGTGCCGCGAGACACGAGCATGAGCCATTGACACGATACGTCAAGCCGCTTGTCTCACTTTCGATCAGGACGACGTAGCCGTCAAGCTGTACCGTATCCTGTTCCAGTAGCCACGAGAAAGCATCATCAATCCGCTCAATCCACTTTGCATCATTGGCTACTTTGACACGAGCCTCGTCAGTGGCATCAGGCAAGAAGTTCATCAGGCTTGCGATTGTGAGTGTTTGCATCAGATCACCTCTTCTCTCTATCTTCTAGTCTGCGAGTGTCGCCTTCAGGGCTTGCCGCAGTGTGTCATATTGCTTCAGGGTGACGATAACATTTTCGAGCGCCGTTATATCACCCTTGATCTGCTCCGCTACTTCGGCGTCGTCCTGATTGCTGCGTAGTTCGTATTGGAGTGCCCTGATCGCATTACGCACGGCTCTTGTCTGTGTAAGTGTTCCTGTCATTGCCTTGTCTCCTCTTCGATAGGTAGTTACAGCGTCACTACTGTTGCGTCGCCGCTGACCGCGTATTGAACATTCGTCGGCCAATCGAGTGCAATCTGGACTTCCATAGGCCGAACGTTGCGATTTTTGAGACTGACGATAAAACTCATTCCGACGATGTGAATGATAAATCCTGCGTTGACCAGTACTTCGTACACTTCATCTATAGTCATCTCGTCCTGCTTTTCCATTGCCTTGTCTCCCTCGTTCAGTTCGTTCAATCGATCAACTGATGTTAGTATACCAGACCGATACGAATTTGTCAAGGGGTTTAGAGGGGAGTTTGAACTATTGGGATAATCTCTAATCTACTGTTCTATTCGATTAGAACGCTCACGACTTCGGCGCTTTGCCAGTGTTAGCGGAGAGGGGTTCTCATCTGGCTTGCGACCTCGCTTGCCACGAGGTGGTATTGTGCCAGTCTCTAATGCGCCGATGAGACTATCGAGGGGGATAACCCATAGCCCGCCGTATTTGCTGCCAAGGCGGTATGCGCCCGGTATATACTTGTTTTGGCACCACTTTTTAACAGTTTGTGCCGTTACGTTAATATTATGCTTTTTGAGCAGTTCAGCAGCTTGTGTGGTAGTAAGTGTATCCATATCAGAAGTATAGCAGAGCGGTAGCTATTTGTCAATGTTCGATTGATCGAACTGATTGACAATCCATGCTATAATCATGTCACATAAGACAAGGACACTCTATCCTATGGCAACACGTCGATCATTCCTCCCCAAAGCGGCGCGAGTTGGCACGTACAGCGATACGGCGCAACGGCTCAATAGAGCGGGCTGCCGGGTCCTGGCACGTGCATACCCATTGGTCCCCGATGACGAGATCGGGGCAAGCGGCGGGGTCTTTCGCCTGACTGTCGAGGCGAGTGAGGATGGGTCAAACTGGCGAGAGGTTGCGGTGACAATCGGGGACTTACGTGAGATCGGCAGCGTGATCGATCTTGCCGGGTACACGCACGTTCGGCAGCGTGTTGAAATTGTAGGCACTGTGACGTGTGAGGTGAGCAGCGAGGCATGATCGCGTTTCGTGGCAGCGCAAGCAACAACGGGGGACCGGACGGCGTTACGACGATTGCCGTGACAGTCCCTTCTGCTACAGAGATTGGCGATCAGATCATTGTCGCCGTATGTGTGCGCTCAAATCTCGCATCTACGACTGTAACCGAGCCAAGCGGATGGACGCTTGTTCGTAGCGATGACCGCTCCACGCCGTCGGTTTTGACCGCGGTGTATCGCCGGACTGCACAAAGCGGCGATGCGAGTACTGCCTTTACCTGGACGCTTTCGAATTCGCAGCGATGCGGGATTGTCTGCGCCGTCTATAGCGGCGTTGACGAGGCAGCGCCAGTGGATACAAGTGGCGCACAGGCGAATGCAGCCAGCACGACGATTACCGCGCCATCGATCACAACAAGCGTGACTGACACGATGCTGATTGGACTGTTCAGCACAACCACAAATACGACGATGACTACGGGCATGACCGAGCGAGCAGAGGACGGCAGCACATTTGCAACTGCCGGTAGCAACTGCCGTGTGATGCTGGCCGAAGAGGCACGCGCCGCATCAGGAGCGACCGGCACGCGCACGGCGACGCAAGGGACAAGCCGTGAGAACCTTGGTACACTGCTGGCGTTGACAAGCGCTATTGGTCATCCCATGGCCGCCCGGCGACGTGGATCGACCGAGCCGACAGGCGCACAGCGTATTGGCAGGGGGTGGTAAGTGGCTAGTCAGGACTTTATGAGACGCCCATGTTTGCCGCGCAGTCTGCTTTTGATATGAATTTTAAGATGCTCTGAAGAGGTTACGATCTGGAGATTACTTGGAGAATTATTCAACGTATCGCCGTCAATGTGGTGTATGTGCTCTTCGGATTTTAGTTTTCTCCCTAGAAAACGTTCCATAACAATGCGATGCTCAGGCTCATAACGACGATTGCCGATGTACACATAACGATAGCCGTCCTTGATGTAGGTATATCGGAATACCTTTTTACGCACTGGCTCACCATGACGCTTAAATAGCGCATAGTGTTTTTGACAGAAGCCTTTAGCAAGCGTCAGTAGTTCGCAGCCATCGACAGTGCATATCGGTTCGCTGCGATAGACCTTTTTCATAACAAGCGGATCGCCGTATTTATACCATCGCTTGTAATGTGTGCGGCAATAGCCACGTCCTATACAAGGCTTATCACAGCCTTCTATCGTGCAGTATGTTTTCTGTTTTGGCATATCCCTAGTATAACACAGGGAAGGCTTTAGGTCAATGGCTTCGACGGATGCCAAGCCAATTCCCATACGTGCTACTGCCTACCGTGTGACATTCGCAATAATGGACGCGGACGGCGATCTTGTGACTGGCGCTACCGGCCTCGACAGCGAGATCAGCAAGGATGGCGGAACCTTCGTTGACTGCACAAACGAGGCGACAGAAATAGCCACTGCCAGCGGAGTCTACTTTCTCGATTTGACCAGTACCGAGATGACTGCTGACACCGTAGCGATCATCGTCAAAACAACGTCTGCCGGCGCAAAGACGACACCAATCGTCCTTCTCCCCCAGGAAGCCGGCGACCTCCAGGTCAACGTGACCTACTGGAACGGCACGGCGGTAACAACACCTGACACTGCTGGCAGTCCTAAAGTGACCGTCACATCGGGTACCGGGGCGGGTCAGATCAGTCTATCGAGTGGCCTCGTCACACTGGCCGGCGTTACGCACACAGGCGCGACAATCCCGACTGTCACGACCACGACCACTGCAACGAACGTTACCACAGTCAACGGCCTTGCTGCTAATGTGATTACGGCGGCGTCAATGGCCGCTGACGCCGGAGCTGAAATAGCCGACGCGGTATGGGACGAAGCCAGATCGGGCCATACGACGGGCGGCACATTTGGCGAGTACGTCCTGGCTGATGCATTGCGGATCAGCGGCGATGCTACTGCCGCCGATAACGCCGAGCTTTTCTTCGACGGCACAGGCTACAATGCTGCTAACAGCGCTGTAGGCACGGTCGCTGCTGTTACCACGGTCAACGGCCTTGCCGCTGGCGTCGTGACGGCTGCTGCTATAGCGACAGGCGCGATAGATGCTGATGCGCTTGCCTCCGATGCCGTGACTGAGATCAGGTCACTGGTCAGCGGTACCTCAGACAGTGGCAGCACAACAACGATGGTTGACGCCGCCCGGGCGGAAGCCGACACCGACTACTGGAAGGGGTGCATTATCCTTTTCACCAGCGGTACAATCTCAGGCCAGGCGCGGCTGATCACCGGCCTCGGACACGATCACCTTCACACCAGCCACGACACAGGCCGTTGCTACGCAGACCTACGAGATATTGCAAAATAGTCAGGCTCAACTAGCTGGCATTACGCATACCAGCGCCGTCATCCCCACTGTCACTGACGTGACGAATATCGTCACAGCAAATACAACCCAGATCAGCGGCGACAGTGTAGCAGCAGACAATCTTGAACTGTTCTACGATGGTACCGGCTATGCGGCGGCGAACAGTACGATTGGTACAGCGACCACTGTTACCAATATTGTGACCGCCAATACAACACAGATCAGCGGTGACAGTGTGGCTGCCGACAATGCAGAGTTGTTTTTTGACAATACCGGCTTTGCAGCCAGCAATAGCACCATTGGCACGGCAACGACGGTAACGAACATCGTCACTGCCAATGTGACGCAAATCAGTGGCGACAGCGTGGCTGCTGACAATCTCGAAAGCTACACAGACGGCACCACCCCCATGCCAGTCAATGCAACGCAGCTAAGCGGCGATGCAACGGCAGCCGACAATGCGGAGAGCTTTTTCGACGGCACAGGGTATGCTGGAACAGGTAATACGATCCCGACGACGACGACCGTGACAAATGGCGTCACTGTCACCACGAACAATGATAAAACAGGCTACACGCTTTCTGCCGCTGGCGTGCAGGCCGTGTGGGATGCGCTTACATCGGCGCTTACTACTGTCGGCAGTGTCGGCAAGCGGATAGCCGACAACCTGGACGCAACGGTGAGTAGCCGGCTCGCCAGCGCAAGCTATACGGCTCCCCCTTCAGCGGCTACAGTCGCAGACAGCGTGTGGGACGAAGCGCGGGCCGATCACGTCGGGGCGGGCAGCTTTGGACAAGGTGCAGCCTCAGTGCAAGGCAATGTCACCGGCTCGGTAGGATCAGTAACCGGCTCGGTCACAGTGGGCACAAACAGCGATAAGACCGGCTACGCGCTTTCGGCTGGAGGCGTTCAGGCGATATGGGACGCATTGACAAGCGCCTTGACAACGGCGGGAAGCATTGGCAAGCTGTTCGTTGACAATCTCAATGCGACTGTTTCGAGCCGATTGGCAAGCGCAAGCTACACCACGCCGCCGACTGCCGATCAGAACGCCGATGCCTTGCTTGATCGCACCAATGGCGTTGAGACGAGCATCACGCCACGCGGCGCGCTACGGCTGATGCTCTCGGCCCTGGCGGGCAAACTCAGTGGGGCGGCTACGACTACCGTTGTGATCAGGAATGTGGGGGATAGCAAGGACAGAATAACGGCGACGGTCGATGCAAATGGTAACAGATCGGTTGTCAATACTGACGCGACGTAAGGGGCGGCTATGGAGGCTGGGAGAGAGTTAGACATTCTGATAGCCGAGAAAGTAATGCAGTGGCGACGAATAGACGGCACTGACTATACCGAGCCGGTTTTCGAGTATGCCGAAGGTCGTCTCAAGTTTGCTCCAAAGTACAGCACTGACATGACGACAGCAATGCAAGTGATAGAGTGCATGGAACAGTTTGGCTACTCTTATTACATAGAAGGCGGATGGCATAATTACGTTTACGTCGCCTTCAAACATAAAAACGATGAAAGCCTTGCATTCACTTCAGATCATGAACGTGGATCAAGGTATGCATCTGAGGCTATTTGTCTGGCAGCGCTCAAGGTCCTAGGGGTTGAAGTCTAGCGATGTACGCCGCCCGGTACTATCCTAATCGCTATTTCGCGCCGCGCTATTGGCCGAATGCTGGACTGACGCTTGCCGATCCTGTCATCAAGCAGCCGACACAGGCAATCGTAAGTAGCACAGGTGTTCAGACTGCACTCGGCAGTACCGGGCTACAGACAGCGGCAATCAGCAGCACAGGGCTGCACACGGCTCCGATAGCGAGCGGCGGGGTACAGACAGCGCCACTTGCGAATAGTGGGACGACAACGGCGACACTTGCGAACAGCGGTGCTACCAGTGTGACGATAACGAGTTGAGGAAGAGGCACTAAGATCGCAGACTTCACCATAAAGAAGGGAGATCGCCTCCCGGTCATTGCAGCGACGTTGAAAGATGCCAATGCAACAGCCATCGATCTGACGGGCGCTACCGTCAAGTTCAATATGGCCGATGCGACAACGTTAGCCGTCAAGGTCAACGCAGCAGCGACGATTGTGTCTGCCGTAGCTGGCACCGTCGAATATGCCTGGGCCGCCGTGGATACAGATACGGCGGGCAACTACATCGCAGAGTGGGAGATTACGTATACGGCGTCAACAAAGAAGTTGACCTGTCCCAATGGCACGAATAGCACCGTTGCGGTGATAGCGGATTTAGCCTGATGCCACTACGTAGAGGCAAAAGTAAAAAGACGATTGCAGGCAATATCAAGATGCTGATCAAACGTGAGCGCAAGCCACGTAAGCAGGCAGTAGCAATCGCCTATTCTGTAGCAGGTAAGTCGAGAAAGCGACGGCGGCGTAAGTGAGTGAAGGCTTTACCGATAAGCAGCGTGTATTCATCGAAGAGTACCTTACCTGCTGGAATGCGACAGAAGCGGCAAGGCGAGCTGAGTATGCCCATCCTAATAAGCAAGGCCCTGAGAACTTGGTAAAACCGGGTATTCAGGCAGAGATACAACGCCGCATTAGCGAAAAGGCAATGAGTGCCGACGAGGTGTTGTTGCGACTTGCGGCAATGGCACGAGGTTCTATCGCTGATGTAACACGATTGCCCGATCTACAAGAGGTAACTGAGAAAAAGAAAGTCATTGACGATTGGGCTATTGATCTTGTCAAGGCGCAAAAGACAGGCGCTATTCATCTTATTAAGAAGATCAAGAGTGGATTACATGGGCCAGAGATTGAAATGTACGATGCTCAGGCGGCATTGGCCTTGCTTGGCAAGCATCACGGCCTATTCGTTGATCGGCAAGAGATAGAACAGCGGATCACCTTCCCTGATTTCGATATAGCACTCGATAAAGCTTATGACGCTTCAGATGACAACGCCGCTTGATCGGTTCTTACACGCCGCCAAAGCAGCCGGCTGTCCTCCTGATCAACTGCGCAACTTTCGTGCTGTCGGCTATGCGCCACAGCCAAAGCAGCTAGCCTTTCACGCAGCAGCGAGAGCCTGCGATAGTCCAGGGAGGCCGGTAGAAGTCGGCATAGGAGGGGCAAGAGGGCCGGGCAAGTCGCATGCTGTCTTAGCACAACTCGGCGCTGATGACTGCCAGCGGGTGCCAGGGCTGAAGTGCTTGCTTTTGCGTAAAGTCGGCAGCAGTGCGAAAGAAGGCTTTGAGGATTTGCTTACGCGGGCATTCCCACCCTGGCTGCGCTACTATGTGCCAAGTCGTTCGATACTTAAGTTCCCGAACGGCAGTCGCATTCTGATCGGGCACTTCCAGAACGAACGCGACATTGATAAGTATCTTGGACTTGAATACGATACGATTGCAGTCGAAGAGACAACTGGCCTCTCACTCAAAAAGTACCAGGCCATTACACTCTGCAATCGCACCAGTAAATCGGGCTGGCGTCCAAGGATCTACAACAGTACGAACCCTGGCGGCATCGGTCATGCCTGGTACAAATCGCGCTTCATTGTGCCATGGAAGAAACGACAGGAAACCGATACGCGCTTTATCTTTGCCACGGTTGACGATAATGTACACGTCAACCCAGGGTACCGTGCTATGCTCGACAGGCTGATCGGCTGGGAAAAACGAGCCTACCGCTACGGTGATTGGGATATAGCCGCGGGGCAGTTCTTTACGAATTGGAGCTACGATCTTCACGTTTGCAAGCCAATCAAGATACTCCCCTCCTGGCCGGTATGGTGCTCACTCGATTACGGTTTTGTTCATCCCACATCAGTACACCTGATCACCCAGGACGGCGACGGCATGATCTACTTTGTTGACGAGCATTATCAATCGCGCTGGCTTCCAGAGCAACATGCAGACGGGATTAAGGCGATGCTCGGTCGTAACGATGTGCGCCTTGATCGGCTCTTTGCTTTCGTCGCTGGTGCTGATGTGTTTGCACAGCGCGGCAGTATCAAAACGATAGCGGATCAGTACTTCGACTGTGGTATCAAACTCTCACCGGCGCAAATGGACAGGATCACCGGCGCTGCCGAGTGGCTAAAGCGATTAGGCAGCGTTGAGGCAAAGATAGCGCCGACTGTCCAGATTAGCGAGCGATGTACCCGGCTGATCGAATGCCTGCCAATGCTTGAACACGATCCGAATAGACCAGAAGATGTACTCAAGGTGGACATTGACGAGGCGGGTAACGGCGGCGACGATCCATACGACGACGGGCGCTATGGCCTTATGGCGGCGCGACGCAGCAGCAAGCCAGTAGCACGTGAGAAGAAAGTGAATATGTGGAGAGAGCTAGAATGATTAACGAGCGATGGTTAAGGGAGCCGATCTTCAAGTCGCTATCTCTTGAGGAGTTGACAACGCGGATAGCGCAACTCCAGGTACAGAATGGCGAGTATCATTTGCTTGCTATTGCGCTATTACATCTTATGGGCAGCGAAGTGAAGTTGACTGACGATTTTCTCACTCGTTTGCCACTCTATGAACTGATAGCAGAGCGTGATAATGAGCATATGTGTACCACCTATCGGTTGAAGGCAAAATGATGAGTGGTAGTACAGTCGTCTTCATTTTGCTTTGGATACTGCTGGCCTTTATCTGTGGCTGGCTACTCGACATGGCACGCCAGCATCTTGATCGTCGCAATGCAAAGCGGAAGCGCGATGACTATCGAGACAGGTACTTGTGATGAGTGATGGAATACGGGCGGGATACATTGATATTTGCCTGGAGCAACATGTGTCTGTTTCGCGCTATATTCAGGGGCAGGCACGAATGGATATATACGCAGTAGCGCGGCGCGATCTCGAACGGGATATAAAGCAGGCTATCAAAGAGCGTCATTGGGAGCGCTATCACATCTTCTTTGACGAGTGGGAGTGGTACAAGGACGTTGATATATTGGTAGCACGCGCTACCGAAGTACCGATCTATCAATCCGCCTGTGTCCTTGATACTGATGCTTACCGTATCGTTGACGATGCGTACTACATCGCTGTTCCAGACGGCCCGGAACTGCTTACTCGTCCAATGGCATACATCAACGATACGGGCAAGCAGCGACTAGGCAGGGGTGTTGTGTACAATGGCACGCTCTATATTGTTTTGGGGATAGACTAATGCCTCCCACACGACGCAGCGAAATAGGCGCGATTGGATTGCCGCTGTTCAGTGGCTTTCTGTCGCTGGACCCGAACAAGCGGCTACGCGGCGCTGAAGCAGCGAAGATCTATCGCAGCATGGCCTATGATGAGCCAGCCTGCACGGCAGTGTTGACTGCTGCTAGCAATCTCCTGCGTACTGACTTGGCCGTTGAGCCAGGGGGCAGTACCGACAATGATAAGCGCGCCGGCGAGCATCTTGAGACGTGCCTGGACGATTTTCGGCAGGCGAAAGAAACGTATCTACGCCAGATGTACGGCATGCTCTGGGCGGGGTGGGACATTCACGAAATCGTGTATAAGCGGCGCGGCGGCATCGGATCGAAGTACAGCGATGGTGCTGTCGGCTGGGCGCATTGGGGACTACGACGGCAGGAAACGTTGTACAAATGGGGGACGGATGCAAAGACGGGCGAAGTAAAGGAGTTTGTACAGCGCCCGGCCCCTGACTACACGCTGCGCTCTATCCCGATCAGCAAGTGTGTCCATCTCGTCAGCGACGATAGCGAGGGCAGTCCAGAGGGTAAGAGCGTAGAGCGCGGTATGTACCGGCTGTGGCAAATCGTGCGCAATCTTGAAGTGCTCATGGGCATCGCCTTGGAGCGCTTTGGTACCGGCTTTCCCATTGTCGAAGTTGATGCGACACTCCAGGGGCGGCTCTCTGATGACGATATAACGCTGATCCAGGACTTCCTGAAAAACATACGCCAGAATGAGGAGGCGGGCGGCTTGCTCCCCGCTGGCGTCAGCTTCAAGTTTGTGCCCTCTCCCGGCCTAAGCACTGAGGACTATCTCAACGTGATCAAGTATCTGCGCATTGTGATGCTCAGTACGATGCTTGCGGACTTCATCAGCCTTGGCACAGACAGCGGCTCGTATGCGCTTGGCAAAGACAAGACAGAGTTATTTCTGCTGTCGCTCAACGGCTATCAAGACAGGCTCCTCTCAGCGCTCAATCAACAGGCAGTAGCACGACTGTTTCGCTTTAACGACTTCGGCAAGCTCACGGACTTACCACGCTTGACACTGCCAGCGGTGAAACGGTACGATCTCCAGGCGCTCGGCGCGTTCGCCAAGTTCCTCCACGTCATCGGCGCATTCCACCCGACGCCCGACGATGAGGCGTTCTTTCGCAAGGTGTCTGACTTGCCCGATCTCGACATGGCGACGATTGAAGAACTGTTCCAAAGCAAGCCGGTGTTAGAGCCGGACGAAGAGGAGACAGATGAGGGACAAGACGTGGACATGGAAGGGACAGATAGCGGCGATGATGAGGATATGATCGAAGAGGAGACAGAAGAGGGTGAAGAGGAGTTAGTAGAGGTATGATAACGCGCAAGCCAGGCGCTCCACCGCTTCCCGATGGCGCATATCCGATGTATCTTAGCACTGATGAACTAGCATATTATGACTATCGTTCGTGCGGCGAGTGCAAGAGAAGCGTTGCGCCCCTCGTGGTGCTAGGTGACGATCCGATTGATGATTGCAGTCCATTCACTATTTGCCGCGATTGCCTTGTCAAGGCCGTGCGATTGATTGATAATGCAAAGAGGGGCGGCAGCTACAATGATCAAACTTCCAGTTGAGACAAAGCAGTGCAAGCGTTGCGACTATCACGAACGCCGTCTTGACGCGGTATACTGCTGCTACTGCGGTGTCAAGTACGACGTGGTGATCATTGAGCGCAACGTGACGTATAAGACAGAGTTTGTACCTATTGCGACAAAGATAGTATCAGAGGGTGAAGAGGAGTTAGTAGAGGTATGAAAGACAAGTCATTTTTTGATCCTGGCGTATGGTTCACCGATAGAGCGTTGACGCCAGAAGAGATCGAAGCGATTATACAGGCAACAGCGGATTGGAAGCCGACGTTTATCCCGTGGGAGCACGAGGGGGCAAAGATCACTCGGCTTGCGGCATGGCGCATTGAACCGGATATTGAGGACGAAGCGTAGATGAAATCCACCGCCCCACCGCGTATCGCACTCGCATCGCAGCCGGTAACGGTAGTTGCGACGTGTCCGCATTGCGGCCATGCGATCAAGGTGAGTGAGCGGCTGAGTTATCCGATGAGCGCCATAGGACACTACACGACGGTGTACCGCTGCCGTGGCTGTCGCAAGCACGTAGGGGAGCCAGTGGGATAGACGCTTGACGCAATAGGCATGGCTGTGCTATAGTTAGGCTGTTCGATTGATCGAACTGATTGAAGCGGCAACAGTACCAGGATCAGTGCAACTCTGATCGCCGCTACCAATAATGCAATAAACGCATTATTTGCGGGGCGCTTACGAGCATAACCGCTACCACCGGGTAAGGCCGAGATGTGCCGAGGACTGACGTATCGGTGACTTCGCCGGGGTGGAACAGAAACCCCGGCAGACAACTGAATTCATTTGCCAGTGCTGACGCACTGAACTACTTCTATCTCATAGATATAGATAGATAGAAGTAAGTCTCAGTGCGTCTTTTTTTGTGTGCGAAAGGCATCTCAATGCCACGTAGTGCGTTTGAAGCTGCTTGTTCGGTCCCTTGGGCTATAACGGAACTGGCCCTACGCACCGTGCTTACAATCGCCAATCGGGAGAATGACGATCCAGAAGCCGTTGAAGCGCAACTAGGCCGTCCTCTCGACAATACGCGCACTGTCAGCGTCAGGAATGGCGTGGCGAGCATTCCAATCGAGGGGCCGATCTTCAGACGTGCCAATCTCTTCACCGAAATCAGCGGCGGCGCATCTGTCGAGATCATCGCCCGCGATTTGAACAAGGCGCTTGATGATCAATCGGTCAGAGCCGTGATGCTCGTCATCGACAGCCCTGGCGGTGAAGTGAATGGCATCAACGAGCTGGCCGACATGCTCTATGCAGCACGTGGTCGCAAGCCGATCACCGCCTACGTCGAGGGAGTGGGGGCCAGCGCCGCCTACTGGATAGCGAGTGCTGCTGATGAAGTAGTAGCCGATGCAACCGCCGCGCTTGGCTCAATTGGCGTCATTATGACGATGCGCGATCCGTCGAAGACGAGCGCCAGGGATATTGAGTTTGTCAGCAGTCAATCCCCCAATAAGAACCCCAACCCTGCGACAGAGAGTGGGCGCAGCCAGATACAGAGCATCGTTGACAGCCTGGCCGATGTGTTTGTCTCCACTGTCGCCCGTAATCGAAGTGTTTCACGTGAAACAGTGCTCTCTGATTTTGGGCAGGGTGGCATCCTGATCGGCCAGAAGGCGGTTGACGCTGGCCTTGCTGATCGGCTCGGCTCATATGAGCAAGTGCTGGCAGAGTTGAGTGATAGGACGCAGCCGCGCTATTTCACCACACGAGGTAGTACAAATCTTGTCATCGGCGAGCATGCCTCGAACAGAGAACTGGTATCGAGTGGGGCGGCAATGGTAGGAGCGCCTAATCCGGCGCAAAAAGCAAAGGAAAGAATTATGTCCGACGAACTGAACACCGCGCCGGAAGAGCATACAAACGGCGCAACCAATGGAGGCGCTGCCTTGTCGCCGTTCCCTCCCCTGTCCCTCACCGACAGCACAGAGGCGCAGGCACAACTCAGGGCCTATGCCGCTGAGATGCGAACGCAGTTTAGCGAGGAGCGCAAGCGCCTGCTGGCAGAGGCGCAGGAGCAGGTGCGACGTGAGATCGCAATAGAGATCGCAGAGGAGCGCGCACAGCAAGCCATTACCCGCTATGCGCAGGACGTGACAACCGCGACGTTGCATCGTTCCTATGCGTTGCCGCTTGACACAGAGCGATTGGTCAAGCATCTCACCAGCCTCAATGCCAGCCAGCGCACAGAGGCCCAGGCGCTCTTCGATCATATCCTCACTGCTGGACTGATCAATTTTGAGGAGATCGGCAGCAGTGCAGAGGCAGAGATTGAGCGCTCTGCTATCGAGCGCTACGAAGAGGCGGTCAACGCCAAGGTTGCGGGCGGCATGACGCGCTACGCAGCGATCTCTGCTATTCGTGCTGACAAGCCGGATCTTGTCGAGGAGTACAACGCCGCCAAAGCTGGCAGCAAGAAGGGAGGCCGGTAATGGCACCTAGCGCCTACGAAGTTAGCATTCACGATTTCACATGGCCTGCTGCCGCCGATCTCTCTGCCAAGCAGTTCCATGCCGTGCAACTCACTACCTCTGAGACGATTGATATAGCTGATGCTACCGTGCGTTGCGTCGGTATTCTCCAGAACGCGCCAGTTGCAGGAGAAGCAGCGCACGTGCGCCTGGTCGGTATCAGCCGCATGGTTGTCGATGGCAACGCCGGTGCCATTGCTGCAATGGACGCGATTGCACCAAGTGCTGCCGGCCTGGGCCTCAAGACGACAAGCGACAATGATGAGATCGTCGCTGTTGCGCTTCAACCGTCAACCGCGGCAAACGACGTGATCGCCGTGCTCGTTAAGTCACTTCAGCGCTACTGATGATTAGATTGCCGGCGCAGGGGCGGGCGCTTGCATCAATAAGGATAACAAGCTATGCCACTGCCTAAATTGACAGATATCCATGTCAACGCAGCGCTGACTGATTTGAGCGTCGCGTACCGACAGGACAATCCGCCCATCTCCGATGTGATGTTCCCCCGCGTCACCGTCACGAAGCAAAGTGACAAATATTTCGTGTGGGACAAGGGAGATCTTTGGCGGCGCAATGCCAGGAAGCGTGCCCCTGGCACTGACTTCCCAGAGCTTGCCCTGCGCCTCTCCACCGATAGCTACTCGGCTGAACAGTACGCTACAAGCTACCCCATTCCTGACGAGCACCGGCGCAACCAAGATCCGGCGGTTGACCTGGAGCGCACTGGCACTGAGCACATCATGGATACCCTGGCGCTCGAAAAGGATCTCACGTTTGCCACTGACTTTATGAAGACCGGCGTGTGGGGCACAGATACCACCGTCGCCGTGAAGTGGGATGATGCTACGTCCAACCCTGCTGGCGATGTGCTCACCGCGCGCCGTGCCCTGCGCCGTGCCATTGGCGGCGCACAGGCCGGACGCATGAAGATCATCGGTCTTATGGGGACAATCGTAGAGCAACGGCTTTCCGATCACCCTGATGCCATTGATCGGATTAAGTACACGCAAGCCGCTACCGTTGACGCGGTGCGCCAGATCCTCGCAGCCTGGCTTGGCATTGATATGCTCGTGGTAGGAGATCGGGAGTATACCACCTCGAATGAGGCGCAAACTGATACCTTCGCTCCCGTCTTTGACGATGACTTTCTCCTGCTGGCTGTGCCGGCAGCGCCGGGCAAGAACATTCCAGCGGCGGGCTACACCTTCGTGTGGGATGAACTTGACGGCGGTAGTGACGTGTACATCGAGACGATCCGCGACGAACTCAAAAGGCGCGATATTGTGCGCGGCCTGTGCGACTATGATCAGAAGGTTGTCGCTTCGGCCCTGGGTGTATTTTTCAGCGATTGCTGTGACTGATTTACCGCATTGTGATGCGACAAAAGGAGTATGACAATGGCTGAAAATCAGCTTACAAAAGGGGTGGTGCGGGCTAAGGAAGTTCGCACTACCACACTTAAGATCGGCAGCAATACGCTCACCGGCACAGAACTCGCTGCCGTTGACGGCGTTGTGGCTGGCACCTCGTCTGCGAACAAGGCTGCTGTCTTGGGCGCAAACAAAAATCTGGATACACTCGTCATTGCCGATGGCGGATTGAAGCTGGGCGCTGGCGCTGGCACTGCTGTAACAGCGACTGCTGCCGAGTTGAACCTGATCGACGGCTCGCTTGCGGGCACGTCGGTGGCGAGCAAGGCGCTGGCGCTGGGCGCAAACAAAGAGACTGATGTACTCGCGTTGCCGGTGAGTGGCTTGAAGATTGGCGCTGGCGCTGGTACGGCTGTAGATCGGACGGCTGCCGAGTTGAACGGACTTGTCCAAGGTGTTGCCGCTGGCTACAAGGTCGCACGCGGGGAAACGGCGGTCACGGGCACGGCGGACATTGCAACTGGACTAGCAACGGTGCTCCAAGCCACTGCTACACTGGAAACAGATCCGGCGCTCGGCACTGCGATGTGGGCCAGTGTTGCCGATAGCGGCACGCCCGGCAACATTATCCTTAAGACGTGGAAGCCGACAGGCGCAGCCGATGTAACACCGATTGCTGGTACTGGCACGCCGTCTGTACGCTGGATAGCGATAGGAACGTAAGCCAATGTATCGCGTTATCAAAGAGCCGTTTACCTACGCTGGCAAACAGTACAAGCGCGGCGATCCCTGGACGCCAGGGGGCCATCGCAATGACAAGGCGATCATCAGCGCTCGCATCGTTATTGAGGTGGATGAGGCAATGCCTGCTGAGACTTCAGTACCGACTGACACGGCAGAAGTGTTTGAAGTTGAGTCGACGGTTGACGAAAAGACAACGCCTATCGCAGCGCCAATACGACGGCGGGGCAGGGGCTAGACGTGGCAATCAGTGCCAATAGCTACGGGTCGGTTGCCGGCGTCGCCTCCTACGTCAAGCGACTTTGCAACTCGTCAGGCACATTCGACACTGGCACAAAGCCGACGTTGATCGAAGTCGAGGGCTTCATCGATCAGCAGTCGGCCAAACTCAATGCCTGGCTGGTGCAGAGTGGCTACAGCATTCCCGTCACGCAGGCCAGCGCCAAACTGATCCTTGATCTCTATGCCAATCTTGGAGCAGCGGGATTGGCAGAGTTGACACAGCGCAACGCAGGCTATGGTGACGAGGAGAATGAGCGCGAAACCGAGTTCTTAAAAGAGTTTATGGCCGCGAAAGACTTCATCTTCTCTGGCGCGCTCTCTGAACTCGGCGCTGCCACGTCAGCAGCGTCCAGTCCTATCGCGGGATTGTGGAGTGGTGGTGCAACCAGCAGCGGGCAGCGACTACGGCCAATCTTTACCCGTACTTGGGGTGGACAATCCCCTACAGAGGAGGCTGGCCCTAAAGAGCCGGATTGGGTGGAAGAGTGACGCAGTTCATCACTATCACAATTGAGGGCGTTGACGAGCAACTAGCGGCGTTCCACCGCATGGCCGATGCCACTGCTGAACAGCGTGAAGAGGTAGAGGCGTTCGGGGACAGCTACCTTGAGACACTGCGCGATGCAACGCCGGTAGGACGCGGTGAAGATCCTGGTAAGACACGCGATGCCTACCAGAACGATGATCAGTCCTACAGCGCTACTCAGGCCGAGTACAACATTACGAACGACGCCGTTGCAATCAAGTACATCACGGAAGGTAGGGGGCCGGTGGTAGCAACGGGCCGGGCGCTGCGTTTTGTGATTGACGGGCAGGTATTTTTCCGTAAGCGGGTAAAGGCAGCACGAGCCAATCCGTTTGACGAGCGGGTGAGAGGACAGATGCGTTCGCAGGCGCAAGGGTTAGCCGAGCGGATAGCAGCGCGGATTGTGCGCAACTACGGGAGATGAGGGGCGAATGAAGCGACGGTTAATCGCTGCTGCGCTGACAGAGGAGATGCTTTCAGTGCTGCTGCGTGAAGGCGCAACAATGCGCTGTATGGGTGGCATACCTGCTGACGCCTCATTTTGTGGCGCACATAACGATTGGGCGCGGCGTGAGATTGTCGCAATCTTTGAGCATTCGAGTTTTGCGCTTGTTTCCGAAGGCGAAGAGATACCGCAAAAGCGGGTAGCATTCGAGATAATTGAGCATCCACAACGCAGTCAGTATGATGTTGTGCGAATGCACTATGAGACGGGGAGACAGGCCAATGCCGACTGAAGATCGCACCACTGTTTTGTCTGCTACGCCCGTCGTCAGCACTACGCCAGCCTACGCGGCCAATGACTGCGTAGGTGGACTGATGACATTTGCGCTGGCTGCGAAGTCTACAGGGCGTGGCTTTGTGGTGCATTCCGTCGTCATTACCGATAAGGGCAAACAGAACGCTGCGCTGAAGCTCATCCTCTTCGACAGCAATCCAAGCGGGAGCACTTTTACCGATAACGCCGCTATTACTATTGTTGATGCTGATCTTATCAAGGTCATCGGTGTGGTAGATGTGACGAGTTATACCAGTTTTGCAGACAACAGTGTCGGCGTAGCGGCGTCTGCCGGCCTTGCCTGTAAACTTGCCAGTGGTACATCGCTTTACGGCGTCTTGTTCACGACTGGCACACCGACGTATACCGCTACCAGCGATCTCACTGTGCGCCTTGGCTTGTTGCAGGATTAGCCGTGAAGCGTGCATTGCTTACAAAGCGCTCATCATTGCTTACCGGTCTTGTCGCTTACTGGAAGCTTGATGAGGCATCAGGGACACGATTTGATAGCGCGGGCAGCAATCATCTGACTGATAATGCAACGGTAACACAGGCGGCGGGCATTATCAGCAATGCAGCAGAGTTTACAGCAGCGAATAGTGAAAGCCTGTCAATCCTTGATAATGCTGCCTTGAGCATGGGGGATATAGACTTCACGGTTGATGCCTGGGTCTATCTGACTGATAAAACGGCAATCCGCGCGGTCCTGGCAAAGTGGAATAACTCAGCCAATCACCGGGAATATCTACTCTGGTATAACAACTCGACTGATCGGTTTATTTTTTCTGTCTCGAATGACGGCACAGCACAAGGAGTGGCGACAGCAGACAATCTTGGCTCGCCATCGCTCAATACGTGGTACTACATTCATGCTGAACATGATGCTGCTTTAGACAAAATTCGTATCAGTGTAAACAATGGAACGCCGAATGAGACAGCATGGACGACGGGCGTTCTTGACAGTGATAGCACCTTTCGCATTGGCGCAAATAGCCAGAATATCCAGCACTTCAATGGCCGCATTGATGAGTGCGGCGTTTGGAAAAGGTTGCTCTCTGCCGTTGAAAAAGCAAGCCGGTACAATGGAGGTGCCGGCCTCAGTTATCCCTTTTGAGGCGACAACGGCGCAATGGGGCAATGTCTTTCTTATCGCGGGCCAGTCGAATGCATCGGGGCGCGGTACGAATAGCCAATCGTGGAGCCATGCCACGCTGACACCCTGGCTCTTTGACAATGCCTATACCTTTCGTATCTTGGCTGATCCGACTGATAGTGCAATAGGACAGGTTGACGCAGTAAGCAATGATAGTAGTGAAGCGGCAGGCAGCGTATGGCCGTTAGTTGCTACGTCGCTACTTGCCAGTACCAATGCTCGATGTGGTTTCGTTCCATGTGCGAAAGGCGCAACATCAATAACGGCCTGGCTTCCCGGTGCCGATCGCCAAGATCGTACCACACTCTATGGATCAATGATCTACCGTGCGACACAAGTGATGCTGCTTACTGGCACATCAATCAAAGCGGTACTTTGGTGGCAAGGCGAGAGCGATGCAATAGCCGGGATGAGCCAGGCAACGTATAACGCACATCTTGATACACTCACCAATGCGATAGCATCTGATCTCGGCTGCAAGCTTATGGCGGCAAAGCTACAGACGTGTAGTGGCGCAGACGTAACAACAGTTAATGCGGCAATCGCAGAGGCATGGGCAGACAATCCAAACGTGTTAATTGGTCCTGATCTCTCAGGACTGAGCACCGCACCAGATGATTTGTATCACTTGATCACCGATGCCAAACTTGCTAGCGCTGCTAGTCTCTGGTGGGATGCAATCAAAGCTGTGTTCGGATACCCGTAGGGGGAATATATGACACTTATCATGGCTGCTGTCTGCATCGTCGCTGCTTTCTTAGGCGCGCTTGTCTACGCGCTCGTTTCTCGCAGCAGGGCAAGCGAGTTCGCTTTTTTTCTCGCTGTGCTGGTGATACTGGTGGCGTATACGCTAGGGCCTGCGCTCTGGCCGGCAGGATAGCAGATGACCTACTCGACTTCGGAAGCTGCACTCTTGACGTTGATCAGAGCCTATAACGCCGGCGCAACGTTCACGGCAGCAAACAGCAGCCGGGGTGATTGGAGTGTGGTTGACGCAACAGGAACTGATCTCGCCTGCGTCCTGGCGATGAACGCGCCGACACTGGAGAGTGAGATAATCGAGGATTATGGCAAGCAGGGCAAAATCCAAGAGCGGCATGAAATAGCGATTGACGTGTTCCATAAGCGCAGTCAGGGACTAGGCGGGGATAGCGTCGCCTATGTTGCGCTCACGACGCTGACCGATGCACTCAGAGCCTACTTGCGCGGATACCCGCGCCTGAACAATACGAGTGGCGTGCGGAATACCAATATCGTCGGCGTGTCCGATGTGGACATACGGAAGAAATCACCGCACATCTTTCAAACGATTGTGATACGGGTTTATTGTGAGAGTGACGAGATATTAGTGGAGTATCCACGATGACAGAACCGAAGACAGAGCGCAAAGAGGATCAGCCAGTGACGCATACAGACGGCAAGGATAAGGTCTATGAGAGTGTCACAAACTACCTCAGAGACGTGCATGAACAGCGCTCATATGCATGGCCGATTGACAGCGAGCGATTGTTGACACTGATCGGAAGCAACTTTTGGATCGCCTGTGTCAACTATGAACGACTAAGGGACGGCAAGCAGGCGCTTCCAGACGGTGAGGCGCTGGGTGTCAGGGCAAAACTGTTCGACAAGAAACAATTCGACAGATAAGGAAGGATAGGGGCGGCTATGGCAAAGCTTATCAGCGGGCAGGATATACTCAAGGCGTTAACATCAGAGGAACGACAAAAGATCGCTACACCTGCACGTTTTGAAGTTCACTTCGGCTCATATGGACAGGGCTACGTCAGAATGAATGGTGAGGTATTGCCTGCTACTCGCGCAGTGCGGATCGAAACCGAGTTCGGCACATCATCACTGGTCATTATTGAGTTTTTGGCTAGCGAGATCACCACCGATACGTCCGAACAGAAAGCGGAGTAGGGGCGGCTATGCGATGCTTGAACATTGGCAGTGGGGATATGCCGGTTGAGGGGTATGTCTCTCTCGACAGCCAGCCAAAGAAGGGCGTTGATGTTATCTGCCGGGTGCCACCGATACCATACGAAGCTGACGGCGTGGCGCACATCTACGCTGGACACTTTCTTGAGCACCTACCGCCGTGGGAGGTATTCAACTTTCTCCTCGAATGCAAGCGAGTGTTGCAGCCAGGCGGTACACTGACATTGGTTGTGCCTGATGCGCATAAGGCCAGGGTATCGGCGCTATCAGCACGGCTCGGCCTTCGCGCCTATGATCTTATTCTCCAGGGGGACATGGCAGAAGATATGCCGCACTATACGATCTGGACACAAACACGACTTGAGGAAGCGCTGCGGCGCGCTGGTTTCGTCGTAGCACCAGAGTATGACTGGCGACACGATGAACGTGTCTTTGATCGCAACGCCTGGTGGCAGTGTGGCGCGCAAGGGGTGAAGCCGTGAGCCTGCAATCAATCTACATACTGCGCTACGGCGGCGGTGCTGATGAAACAACATTTCGCCAGAAGATCACCGCAGCCGTCGCATTGGCGGCAATTGAGGTCTTTCGAGAGGCAGAGGGCGTCAATGGGCATCGCAGGCGCAAGGAGTGGGCAGAGAAGATCCTGATTGACAGGACGGCAACCGAGCAAGCAGCAGAGCGCATGATGTGGGCTGCAATCGCGCACCCGACACTCGCAAGTGGCACGGCTGCGACAGATGCCGATATTCAAACGGTGGTCAACGCGCTTGTCAACGTGTTTGCAGGAGTGTAAGGGGCGGATATGAGCAACGAAAGATGTCCAGTGTGTGGCAATTATAAATGGGTAACAAACTGGGGGTCAACCGCGCCGCCGACGATGTGTACCTGTAATAGCGGTGTTACACGGTTTTACGATGGTCCTCGTCAGGTCACATCAGCGCTAGATGAGGCTGCAATCGAGCGGATAGTAGAGCGCGTGGTACGGCGCGTACTAGCCGAGACAGAGCAACGCCAATCGGCTGATGCGGAGCAATTAGCAGCAATCATTATCTCGCAGATAAACAAGCGGACAGAGGCACTGCGATGAGCGATCAGCCTGTTGTCATGCTCATTCATCCCGGCGCCATGTTCAGCACACACGACGTGTACACCGGGTTAAAGGCCGGACTGGAAGCAAACGGCGTCAAAGTGTCAGAGATGCGTCTTGACGCGCAACTCGGCTTTTTCGGCGGCATTGTGGATATAGGCATTGCCAATGACGTTATTCAAAATCCTGTCAACACGTTCTTGCTCGCCGGTGCTGAAGCCATAGCACAAGCGGTCAGTGTGGAGCCTGATGCGGTGATCGCGGTGTCTGGTACGAACTTTCACATGCAGCGAGCAATGCAGCTTCGTATCCTGGCAGCGCAACGTCGCAAGCCGATGATAATGGCAATCTACTGTACCGAGAGTCCCTACTTCGCCGTAGAAAGCAAATTCGCAAGCGTGTACGATGTGGTGTTTACCAATGAACGAACAGCACTGGAACGCTTTCCACACAACGAGCGTGTCTACTACCTGCCACATGCCTACAATCCGGCAGTGCATTATCCCGGCGCGGTGGAGAGAGACAAGCAGTGTGACGCTTTTTTCGTCGGCACAGGATTTGACGAGCGAAAGGCGCTTTTTGACGGCGTTGACTGGACTGACATTGCTTTCGTTAAAAAAGGCTATTTGTGGGATGGCACAGATGAAAAGGCCAATGTAATCAATCCGCTCAACGTGACAGGCAATGAGGAAGTAGTGGGATGGTACCGCTCGTCAAAGGTCAACATCAATCATCACCGGACTACCAAAACCTATGGCAGTGGCGATCATATCGGATTGGCTGATGCAGAGAGCCTCGGGCCGCGGGCATACGAGATTGCAGCGTGCGGTGGGTTTCAACTCTGCGACGACAACCGCGCTGAGTTGTTTGATGTGTTTGGGAGCGCGGCGGCAACGTATCGGCATGGCAATAGTCATAGCCTGGAAGTGGCTATTCGTGACTGGCTGAGATACGAGGGCCGGCGCGAGGAGTTCGCACAAGCGCAGCACGAAGCCATACAGCCGCATTCGTGGGACAAACGAGCGGCGCAAGTTCTGGATATTCTCTTGGGATAATGTAGTTACGGGGCGGCGCATAGGAGCCAATCAACTATGGCAACATCAGCAGGAAAAAGGGGCGTCTTGTATCTAGGCGCTGTCACCGCCGTCCCGATTGCCGAGACGATCAGCGAGGATTTGAACCTCGCTACGGATTATCTCGATGCCAGCGTGCAGGGGATCACCTTCAAGCGTAATGTGCCGGGCTTGAAGGATTTTAAGATGTCGATCAGTAAACTCTACGACGGAGCGTACTACACGATGACCGACGCCGCAATCAATGATACCGTACTGAAGATGTATTGGTATCCCAGCCGTGATGAGTTGACCGTGTATTGGTATGACACGGCAACCTACGTGTCACTCGACAGCATCACAAGCGACGTGGGCGCGATGAACACCGAGTCGTGGAGCCTGGTCAACGCTGGTACGCCTGGCTTTATCCACCCGTAGGAATAAATGGCACTCAAGGGTAAGGGCGGCACGCTTGAGATTTGGGGATGTGTCGCAGGGCAAATTGACGAGTGGCAATCACACGCCGATATGGCCCTGCGAACTGTCATCTTTGAGGCTACAGGCTCCTTTGCGTCCTACTGGGTATCTGCCGGGGCAACTGAGGCGCTGGTGCAAGCCGCCCCGCTTTCCAGCGCTTCAGGCCCAAACCTTCCCGACTTTTTTGTCCTCCAGGGCACGATCACCGAATTGACGCCGACAACGATTAGGATGATCGGCGTAAAACAGTTGAATGCACCTTAGAAAGGGGCGGCAATGACGTATCTCTCACGAGATCAGTTATTAAGCGGGCTTACTACACTTGTAGAGCAGGATCTAGAAGTGCCATTGCTGGGTGGCATCGTCAGGATCAAAGAGTTGACCGCGCATGAGCGTATTCAAGCAGGCAAAGCGGCCAATGCAAGCGGCAGTCTTGATATGGCAGTGTGGTACAGCGTCATAATCCAGCAAGGCGTTATTGATCCGCAGACAAAAGCGCCGATGTTTGGCAAAGAAGATATTGCCAAACTCATGGCCGGGCGTTTCGAGGCGATGAGAGTTATCGCAGAACAGATCATAGAACTTGGAGAAATGTCACTCGACGGACTCAAAAGCAGCTCTAAACAGAATGCTGCCTCATGACAATCTGCTTCGTGAAGTGGCATTGGAACTACTCGGCTTAACACACGATGATCTTCACCCCGATCAGCAAGATCTTGCTTCTGGTGAGGAATACTTTATCGTACAGCTTGCGCGGGATTTCCATATGCCGCCCAAGCGCTTCATGATGATGCTGTCTAGCAGTGATTACACAGCGTTGCGCGCTGCGAGCATTGTGGAGCAAGCAAAAGCTAAGATTGAATTAGCACAAGCGGAGCGAAAACGGAAAAGACAAAAGCCTGGTAAAAACTCACAGGGATAACGTAAAGGGTAGAGCATTGCTCTACCCTTTACCCTTGCCAGGACTTGCCGTACCGTCGCCGCGACTCGCCTTAACTCACCGCGCCAGAACGTGCCGTGCCAGACCTCATGGCGTTATTCCCAGACTAACTTGCGCCAGTCTGGAGGTATTATACCATCTCGAAGCGCCCTCGCTATCATGCCCCTGTGCCGATTGTCAGCACGTAGCACATGGCAGCGGCGGCAAAGTACCCGTAAGTTGCTATCGGCATTCGTCGTTAGCTTGCCACTCTTAATATGATCGATGTGGCATTTGTTCAGAGGTAGGGGCGGCGCGTCTTTGCAGTACGGTCCTTGACACTGCCCATTATCACGCTTCCATACGCGCTCGCGTGTCTCTAGCCATATCTCTTTGGGTTGTCTAGACTTCGGCATTGATCGTGAAACTTTCGATTGTAAAGCGCCCATAGCCAATAGCGCGCCCGTCGCCCAGTCCTACCAATCGGCCTGCATCACCTACGACAGCTTCTAACTCCCCACGACTAACTATCGTTTTATCCCATTGGATTACAAACATTGTAGTCCAGCCGGTTGATGCAGCCACGCGGTAGCGAACGTTGCGCGCTTTCGTCGTAGGGTTCCTAACACTTTGAATATCCAGATATACCAGTTCTTTCGGATCAGTCGGCAATGGTTCCGGTGGTACAAAGCGGTCAACCGGAATAAGATCGGCCATGACCTGAAGTGTAGCGCTTACCGCCGTCTGAATACTGCCTCTACCTCGCTTCGTGTACTTCGCTGCATCGCGCAGACAGCCGAAGATATACGATGGGAGTATGTACAATTGGCGCTCTTTGGTCATCAGCACCGTTTTGCGCCATTCGCCGGGGTTGTTACCTGCTACACCTTCACGCTCCCCCTTTTCCAGCGGGATAGCATCAGGGCCGAAGTGATGCCATAGCATGGTGCGCGTGCCCTTGATGTGGATTGTTGCCGTTAAAATGTTGCTCATGTTTTGCCTTGAAAAGGGGGAGCGCTCATCACGCTCCCCTTCCCCCTGTTAGTTGCTACTAGTTCGGGCGTACCAGCTCGGCAGTAAACCGCAACGCTGTGGCTAGTTCACGGCTCACGTCACTCAGGTCCAATCCAATAGCCTCTCTCACCCGTGGGGTGTCAGCAAGCCGCAACAGATCGCGCAAGTCTGACAGGCTCTCGATTGTCTGGTGATTGTTCAGCACCAGGACGAACTCACGATCCTCGTCACACACAAAGAACTCAGCGCTACCGCAACGATACGCGGTAAATGGCTCGTCAATGGCAGCATTGGGCAGATAGTGGATAATTGTCAACTCATCAGCGCCGCCGTCAAGCTCGGTAGCAGTCGCCATCATACCGTCCTGGTGCAAGTCGAAAACGTGCTGGTCAAGCGCGATCTCTGCCGATGTGCGGGTCTGCCGACTGCCAATATACATGCCGTCAAAGTACATGTCAAAGTCGCGGCTTTCGGCGTTGCGGGCGATGTGTTTGCCTTCTGCGGGGATTTGCGCTACAGTAGTAGTAGCCATTGGAGAAGTCCCTTTCTCTTGGTTAGTGGCTCGTCAGTATGCTGAGTACTGGCGGGTCACGCTGTTTAAGATACACTGAGTATATCATATCTTGTTTGACTTGTCAACACAATGTTATGAACTATTGACACGATTATGATTATTTGCTAGAATAAGTGACAGGAAGTAAAATGTCGAAAGGAGAGGCAAATGCAGGCGCAAACAATGGCAGTACGAAGCCGCTTAAAACTCTTGATTGCAGAGCGCAACATAGAGCGGATAAAGACGGGTCAATCGGAGTTAACGATCAGGCGCATTGCTGAAGAGGCGGGTGTGCCACCCTCGGTTATTTCAGGGCTTACTGCTGGCAGGGCAAAACAAGTAGCCTTTAAGACCCTGGACAGTCTTTGCAGGTACTTCAAGGTGGAGCCTGGGGATATTCTTGAATATATGCCTGATGAAAACAGGTAGCTTTTTATTTGCGTTGTTGCTCGATTGATCGCACTGATTGACGCTAGAAAAACCCGACAAGATCAAGCATTGCAAAGAGCAACCCCGCAAAAATCAAGATTGCCCCAAGTCGAGATTGAAGAGGATTAGGTGTGCCGCCCTTGAGTTTTTGCGCAATAAGCAACGGCAACCCAAGGACTACAAGCAGCGTACCCATGCACCACATATATCCCTCCTGGTTGAGAGCCACTACATACTACATACTACATTACCACATCCGTCAACTCGTTTTGAACGATAGACAACACTGATTAGGATATGGTACAATAGCTTCAAGTTAATTCATTTGCCAGTGCAAACGCACTGAAAGCCCTCCAAATCGGAGGCGTTTTCAGTGCGTTTTTTATTGCCTCTATGCCTGACTCCATAAATGTTAAAATCTCGTCGTCCTGGGATAGCCGGGGATCTCAGGCTGCTATCCGTGCGATAGAGCAACTCGATAGCGCTATGCGCGATATGGGGCGGGCCGCAACGAGCACTGGCGCGGCGGTGCAAGGGCTTGAACGGCTGCAAACGGCGCTACGTGAGGCGGGACAAGCCGCAAGTAGTCTTGGCTCCACTGTGCAAATACTCGAACGTCTGGAGGCTGCGCTGCGTGCTGCTGGCCGGGCGGGCGATGATGCGGGCGATGCCTCACGACGGCAAGGGACTGAGCAAGAGCGTGCAGCGCAAGCAGCAGCCAGGGCTGCACAAGAGGCGGTCAAACTTGCTCAGGCTCAGGCTCGGTTGCAGGCAACATCAGGCGATCTGGCTGGTGCGCAACGAACTCTCTCACAAGCGCTGGCACAGGTCGATCAGAACTCCATTACCGCTATTCGGCTCCGCACGCAACTCGCCGCAATTGAGAACCGATTAGCGCGGGAGACAGAACAGGCAGCAGCGGCAGCGCGGGAAGCCGCACAGGAAACCGAACGGCTTGCACGAGAGGCTGAAGAGGCAGCACGGGAGGCGGAACGATTAGCGCGGGCAGAAGAGGAGGCGGCGCGGCAAGCGGGATCTTTGCGTGGGCGGCTGGGCGATGCGGCTGGCGGCCTTATCGAGATGGCCGGGGCGTTCGGCCTTGCTATGGGCGCTGCCGAGACGGCACAGGCGGCCTTTGAATATGCCAAAGAGGCATTTAACCTTGTTGCGACGCTTGATCAGAGTGAGCGCAGCCTTGGCACCTTCTTGGGCAGCCAGGAGCGGGCAAACGACGCGATGGCCGATGGCGCTGCGTTCGCTCAAAAATACAATTTCACTCAGCAGGAGGTGAGTGCTACGCTTGTTGCCGCTGCGCCAATTATCCAGAAATCTACCGCCAGTATCGAAAAGCAGTTAGAGGTGTTCGGGCGGCTGGCATCGCTCAATCCGGCTGAGGGCATCGAAGGCGCGATTGTCGCGTTGAAAGAACTTGCCAGTGGCGATGTGATCAGCCTCGTCGAACGGTTCAATCTCAGTAAGCAGGCCGCGTATGAGATGCGCGATGCGATTGCAGCCGGGGCTGATGTGATCGATGTTATGGATAAGGCGCTCGCCGAAATGGGAGCAACCGCCGCTATTTTGGGCCAGCGCACTGAAGGGGCCACGGGCGCGCAGTTAGCGCTGAAAAAGGCGCAAGAAGATTTGGCTATTGCCGTCGGCACGTTTATGACCGGGCCGGGCATTGCGCTCATCAACTGGATGGGCGATGTGACACGCGGCGCGACGGTGGTAGCGGGCGGTGTGAACGCGATTGCGAACAGCGTCGGGCAAGTCACAAGTCTGGGAGCGCAAATTCAAGCGGCTGGTATGCAGGCGTTGACCGGCGCAGAGAATTATCAGGAGTATGCTCAATCTGTCGCATTCATCAACGAGCAACTGACCATTGCCAAGCCGAGCGTGGCTGGATTTGGTGCGACGTTTACGTATGGCACACTCATTACGCCGCTAACTGCTGCCCAATTTGCCTATGCCCAATCGCTTCAGGCGATGGGTATGAGTGCGGAACAGGCAGAGGCGCAGGCCAGGACACTCGGACCTGCATTCGAGAGCATCACCTTGGCGCAAGGCAGACTCTGGGAGGATACCAGCCTCACAACGTCGCAGATGAATAGCCTTGCCAATATGATGACCACGGTTGCGTCGCAGAGTGTGGGGAATGCGAACAGCGTGGCCGGGCTGGCCGATGCATATCTGGCCGGTGGTCTCAGCGCTGAACAGTTTGCCGCCGCGTTGACCACGCTTGACCAGTCGCAACAGATAGCCGCCGCCAATGCCGCAACCGCTGCCGAGCAAATCATCGCTATTGCACAGGCGACGGACGATCAACTCGCCACAATCGAGGCCGACGCTTCTACCAAGCGGGTCGAGATCGGCAGGGTGATGCACCAGGACATTGCCGCGATTGAAGCGACGGCTGGCGCTGAACTCGCCGCGATTGACCAGGCGACACAGGACAACCTTGTTGCGATTGAACAGAAAGCGGCAGAGCAACGCGCACAGGCTGCACAAGATGCGACGAACAAGATTGCCCTGAGCATGGCCGATCTGGTCGCAAAGCAGGAGGCGAATGATCTGGCGCTTGTTGCCAGCGGCGAAAAGGTAACGGCGGCGTTGCAGGCGCGTGAAGCGGCAGAGGCGACGGCGCGGCAAGCCATGGCGGCAGCGGCAGCAGAGGCTCAGGCCAGCATCGCAGCAGGCGAATCCGCGCTCGCTGAAGAAGTCTTAGGCATTCGGTCAGCAGCGATTGGGCAGCAGCAATCGCTTGATGAGGAATACAACCGGCTGCGTATTGAATTGGCGAGCAATCCAGCAGCGCTGGCTGCACTAGAGGCGCAGTATGCCGAAGGGACGGCGGCAATCCAGGCGGCTGAAGATCTGCGCGTCGAAATTGCCAAGGGGAAGGCCGAAGAGCGCAAAGCTGCTGCCGAAGCGGAGAAAACCGCCGTCGTCGCCAGTGCCGAGAAGCAAAAAGCAGAGTTGATCGCCAAAGCAGAGGAGCAAAAGGCCGCCATCGTTGCCAAGGCTGAAGCGCAAAAAGCCGAAGTGACGGCCAAAGCCGAAGCGCAGAAGGCAGCCGTGATCAGCGCTGCCAAAGAGCAGGTACGGGAAGTCAAGAACGCCGCCAATGAGCAAAAAACCGCCGTCATCGCCGCGATGAACGCGCAAGTGACCAGTTTTACGAACTGGGCCGGCAGTGCAGAGCGGGCATCACAGCGCGTTGTCAGTGCAGCACGAGCCGCTACTAGTGCAATCAATGCTATCCCTTCCGCACCATCCGGGGGCGGCGGGGGTGGTGGGGGTGGGAGTAGTCAGGGCGCAAGCGGCGGGGGGAGCGCATTTGTTACAAGCGGTCCCATGACGATGAAGATAGGCGACAATCCTGGCGGCGTTGAGGCGGTTACGGTGACACCACTGTCAGGTATGGGCCATACCGTCCTG